CATATGCTTCTATTCCAGCTGACCAACTTACTGTTACACAAGGAACCTTTATATGAGTACAAGTGGTGATACCTCATGGGTTCTAACCAGAGATAATATCATTAATGCTGCACTCAGAAAGATTGGGGCTCTGTCTTTAGGTCAGAGTCCCTCTTCTACAGAAATTAGTAATGCTACTTTAGAGCTAAATGCTTTGATTAGATTACTACAGACAGATGGAATGCCTCTCTGGAAAAGAACCGAAACTAATGTAAGTATCGTAGCTGGGGCTGCTACCTATACTATTTCTAATGCCACAAAGATCCCAGAAGTGTATTTAGTTTCCAGTACAGGGACTACTAGATATCCTATGACAGAGAAATCTAAATATGACTTCTTAGCTCTACCAAATTCTAATGGGAGTCTTCCTGTGCATTGGTATGCAACTCCAACATTGACAGATTACCAAATTAGTATCTGGCCTACCCCAGACACTGATGCTGCTAGTAACTATACTCTTACTGTAATCTCTCAAAAGAAGTTTGATGACTTCGTGAATGCTACCGATAATCCTGACTTCCCTGCCTATTGGATGGATGCACTTATCTATGGCCTTGCAGTCCGTATGGCCCCAGAATATGGTCTTCCTTTAATGGAAAGACAGCATCTTATTAAAGAGTATGAGATGTATAAAGAGGCTGCCCAAGGGTACGGGGATGAAGACGGTAGCTTTTACATTCAACCTGAAAGACGCTGGAAATAATGGCATATTCTGTAGCTCCAAATAGTCAGATTCCACGAACTGTTAGAATTCCGATTACGGGAGTTCCATACTACCGTTATGGCTATGTGGCAGTTCAACGGGATATGAATGTAATCAATTTTTATTATGACAAGGTACAAAAAGAAGACGGTAAACCAGAATTTGCATTAAAGAAAAGACCTGGATTGTCTGCTACTGATTATTCCCTAACTAAGAGTATCAACTCAGACCAGGTGCGTGGTTTTTATTATGATTATAAACAAAACGCGTTCTATTGGTCTGTAAATAACAAAGTATACTGTGTTCTACCAGATGTTAGTTCTAGTGTACGCACTGTAACCACTCTGACTACTTCTTCAGGATATGTTGGATTTTGCTCATATTTAAAGAGCGATAATACAGTCTATGTGGTGATTACAGATGGTCAAACCCTTTGGTTAGACACTGGATCTGTGGTAACTCAGGTGGTTGACGCAGACTTGCCAGTGCCACATGTGCCATGTCCAATTTATCTAGATGGATATATTTTCCTAGCCAAAGCCAACACGTCTGACATTTATAATTGTGACGTAGATGTTCCTACCTCATGGACTCCTGGTAATTTTATCAGTTCAGAAATGAGTTCTGATTATTGCGTAAAACTTGCCAAGAGCAAAAACTATCTTGTGGCTTTGGGGACATCAACATTAGAATACTTCTGGGATGCTGGAAATGCTTCTGGGTCTCCATTAACACGAAATGAATCCCCATTTAGAAATGTTGGGTACTTGACTGGATTTGCCCAGACAGCGGATAAAATCTTCTTTGTTGGGCAGGATCTAAATAGTAATGTGGCTGTTTATCTGCTAGAAGAATTCTCTGTTAAAAAGGTATCTAATTCTATTGTGGATCGCACATTACAAACTGCTACCACAATTGAGAATATCAAAAGTAACGTGTATTTAAATAGAGATGGATGTATTATCTCTGTTGATGGGCATACTTTTTATGTTCTAGTAACTCCTACAACCACTTGGGTATATGATATTGATGAAAAACATTGGTACGAGTGGAGAGATTCAGCTGGGAATGGACTTGATATCCAAGCCGCATGGAGTATGTATTCTGGTGAGCAATTCGTAGCTATTGGGAATCAATCTAACATCAGTTTCTTGGACCAGGGTATCTATCAAGATTTTGGAACTAACTTTAGTTGCTCATATACCACAGAAGATATTGATGCTGATACTGTGAACACAAAATTCTGTTATCGCTTTACACTACTTTCTGATAAGTATAACAACACTGGCTCTTCAAATTGTGATATCTCTTGGTCAGATGATGATTGGGCAAGTACCCAAGGCCCACGACAAGTGAATATTTTTGATGATTTGGCCTGTATTCGTCAATTAGGTAGATTTAGAACCAGATCATTTAGAATCTCGTATACAGACAATTATCCTATTAGGATTACGTCTTTTGAAATTGATTTAACTGTAGGAAGCTCTTAATGTCTGATACTGTATATTCTGCAGGTACTGTTATTGCATCAACTTGGTTAAATGATGTTAATAGCAGCACTTATAATAACGTCACTAATCTTACTGCCCTAAAGGCACTAGATCATACTCGCTTTACAAGAGCGAATGTTCTTGGATACTCCACCGCTGGAGATGGTGGTGGTGGAGTCTATTATTATGACGCCTCGGATGTAACTTCCACGGATAATGGAGGAAGCATTATTGTCGCTACTGATGGGGGCAGATGGAAACTAATTACCACTAATGGTGAGCTTAATGTTCGTCAGTTTGGAGCCAAAGGAGATGGGTCCACTAATGATACCACTGCACTACAAAATGCTGCCACTGCCGCAGGAGCTATCAACGGGCATGTAGTTATTTCTGCTGGAAGTTATAAAATTAGTCAGATTACCATTCCAAATGGAGTTCGTGGCCTTATTGGTCGCGGAGGTACCATTGTTCTAGACGGTTCTCTTAATGCAGGCATTATTCTTCAATCACAACTATCTAATATCTCAATTAATGGTTTGATTATTGATGCCAATCTTAACTCTGTTAACAACTCTGTTCCTATCTGGGGATTCAATGTTAGCGGAGCTAAGATTATTAATAATAGAATTGTTAATTGTCATATGGGATATGGCATTCTTCTTAGAAACTATATTGCCGGTGGTGCCTTCGGTGGAGGTAACATTGTATCAAATAATTTTGTTCAAGGTGATTTTTCATCCAATCCAAACGTTCAAAATTGGTTTGGTATTGGTGTAGATGCGGAACCATATTACACTACCCCGTATAGTGACGCTCCAACTCAATGGAAGAATCTATTTACTGGCCCCGGTGGCGGTGCATCAGGCACCCAGATGCAGTCTGGTAATGTCATCTCTAACAATCGAGTAATCGGTGGGTACTATGGACTAAAAGTAGATTCACTTGCTTACTCAACTGTGTCAGGAAATACCCTTTCAAATAATGTTCGTGGTATTAGTCTTCAAAATAATGCCACAGGTAACGTAATCTCTGGGAATAGTATCTCCAGTAATGAATCTGCTGGTATTCATCTAGCATATGGGTCCAGTGATAATTTAATTACTGGAAACCAAGTCATTACTTCAATTGGAGCTGGGGAAGCTCTGATTCAGGCTTATGTTGGTTGCCAACGTAACACCATTGTAAACAATTATGTAGAATCTACTGGAACAGGTAATCAGTATGGTATCTATGTAGCAGTCCATGCTAGTTACAATACAATTAAGAACAACACAATCCGAGGTACATATACTAAGGCATCACTAGGTGTTGAATCTGCTTGGAGAACAACTTTAACATCGATCGCATGGCATTATGGCAACGGAGCCACTCCTTCTCAATCAGATAATTATGCGAATGCCCCTACAGTCGATGTGAATATTACGGGCAACACAATTTATTGTGACACTACAAACCATGTGCCATCCATCTTTGTAAGCCAGGTAAAGACAATTAATACTACCACAAATGGACCAGTGGCTAACTATGATGCTGCTCAGACTGGTGTGGTAATCCAAGGAAACACTAATATCTGTAATGGTGGAAATGCTAACCAATTGTATCTATATGAGGATACCAATGGTAGTTTCTCTGGAGGTCGTTTAATTGGAAACCAGTTCGCATTACCTGATTCTAATCTGTCTCTATCTACAACTACTAGCCCAGGAGGATTCCCTCTAGCCAAGACCTATTTCAATCTTCCAAGAGGCCGCGCTCATTTCTTAAGTGTTACTGGAAACGATTACTTCAATTCTAGTCGTTGGAGTAGTGTCCTAGAGAATTCAAACAGTTTACTATTGAATCATGCTGGAGAAACAGTATCTGTATCCCAGACTTCTTCAGGATATGTTCTCTTTGGTCTTAACACAGATGACGGGGCAACTAATCCACCCCGTGGGGCAGCAAATGGACAGATTGTCCATCTTCGTATGGATGTTAACACCGATGTAACCCATACCGGAGCTACCGTCTACAAATTCCAATTAGCTAATGCTGCAAGTATCCAAGGATCTAGTAATTATAGTTCACTAGGTGCCTACAACGCTGCAACAGCTTATACTGCTGGGCAAGTAGTCACATACGCAGGATCTAATTGGTACTGTATTTTTGGTGCTACTGGAGTTACTCCTGGTAACCCATCAGTATGGAGAAAGGTTGGAGATTCTGCTCTTTGGTTAACTCTACAAGTCAGATCAGGTGTGGGCTTGGAAATGGCTAGATCCTCACCCTATTAATCATGGCAGATATTATTCCACCACCCCCAGCAGAGTTTACCCCTCAAAATCAATGGGCATGGTTAGACTTCTATAAGAACGTAAGATATGCAATTAACAATTCAACTAACGTTACTTGGATTAACTTAAACTTTGCAAGTTCAAATATTACAAGCATTGTAACTCGTAGGCATAGGGATTTACAAGACTTACAAGGAGGTGCAGCCGGGGATTATCAGCATCTAACTACAGCGCAGTTAACCAGTGTATCAAATCTGATTACCAATGGGTTGACTATGAATAGTAAAGCAGGCAATCCAACCACTTCTGATATTCCTGCTGGCTATGCCCAATTGTGGAAAAATACTTCTACTGCTGCAGTTAAGCTCTGGGTAAATGATGGAGGGACATTAAAATCAGTGGCCCTAGTTTAATAAGGACAACATATGGCTGATTCAGGTTTTTCTCTATCAAATCCAGATATCCAATGGACTGATATTTCCCAATCGTATAACGACCAACAAAACAATCCATATACTGGAGAAGGCATCCCTAGTTGGCAAAATTTACTTGGTGGTTGGGATACTCCAAGTAATATGATGGCTAGTCTATATGGTAGTATGGGATTAAATACCCCAGGTCAAATGTCCCAGAATAAAGACGAAGGCATGCAATATAATTTTAGCGGTATGCCTGATCTTTATCGAGGATATGATGACAAATTAGGGTTGAACTTCTGGGGTGCTTTCGGACCTAACGGACAAGTTCAGGGAAATCCATTGGCATGGCAAAAAGAATCCGGTATGGATACCTTTATGAATGGTTTCCTTCCATTGGTTATGACTGCAGCTGGGCCTATTTCTAGTGGATTGTCTGATTGGGCTGCCGCTGCAAATGGTGTTGGAGATGCCATGGGTAATGCTTCTGGGACCTTAGGTGCAGTAGATTCCCAGGCATACAATTATAGTCTTGCTGATGGTGGCCTTGCCCAAGGCCCAGGAACTATTCCTAATATGATTAATGGAGTTCCTACAGGAGTTGGTTCATACGACCATGGAATGTTTGGAGACTTCTTTTCTAACCCAGCAGTACAATCATTTGGTCAGGATGCACTTAAAACTGGATTAAACAAAGTTAGACCAGGACTAGGAAACTTATATGGAATTGGGAGTAATGCAATGTCAGATGGTAATGGAATCTTTGGGACTGGACTAACTGGAAATGATATTTTCAATGGATTGTCCACTTTGTATGGAATGCGACAAAACAACGTCGTCCATAATAACTATGTGAATAATCTAAGCGGAATGTATGGACAGGATAGTCCTTATGCTCAGATGCTCCGCCAACAGTTGGAGCGTAGAGATGCGGCTGCTGGACGTAGAAGTCAGTATGGTCCCCGCGAAGTTGAATTACAAGCCCAACTGGCGCAGATGAATTCTCGTAATGCTCAGCCAATCTACAATGCTCAAATGGCTCAATTAGGTTATGGTACACGAGGGTTGCAACAATTAGTGCCTCTCATGCAGAAGGCTGCTCCCTTCCTGATGAATAAGATCCCAGGACTTGCCCAATTATTTGGTGGCGGTCAAGGACCACAACTTAATGTAGGCGGATTTGGAAGCGGTATGGACTACACTGGCTCAACCAATCCATTTGGAAGTCTTTATTCCTCAGGACCAGAAATTAATCCTGGTAGCTTTGGGGACAATATGAACTTTGGAGGATCTTCAGATCCATTCCAAGACATTCAAATTCCTGGAGGTTAATTAAATGGCGTATCCTGGACCAATGCCTTCATTGGGGGATCTTGTACAGACTTTTGGACCTATGTATTCTAGTACATATGATATGGCTCAAAATAACTACAATCTCGCCAATCAATATAATCAACAGAATCTACAAACACAGCAAATGGAGAATGATCGCTACCAGCAGATGACTCCATTAATGGTTAGACAACAACAACTCCAGAATACTGGAACTGACATTACAAATCAAACCAATCAAACAAAGCTGGATGAAGCTAATAGAGATTGGCAAGTTCGACAGGGTGTTCCTATTGACCAGGAAACTCAAGCGAAGATTTCATCTATCGCTGCCAAAATGAGTGAAGACCAACTAGCACAGTATACTGCGAAGTTACAGGGAGATGCACTTTCTACTGATCCTAAGATTAGATCAAGGGCTCTATACCTAATGCAAGGTCTGCAGTCTTTCCAACTTGAGAAGGCTAAGCAAGCTGCTGAAACCTCTCGTGCTATTGCCACTGTGCGTGCTCAAGGTGAAGAGCAACGTAAACTGGAGGACCAAGAAGCTGCTCATGGCAAGTACCTTAAATCTTGGAATACACCTATTGACATTAAGATCAGAAATGCTGCGGATCCTATTCAGCGTGAAACACTCATTCAAGGGGCTATTTCAGATTCTAAACTTGCAGGGGATCAGGAATCTGTTGCTAAATACACTCAGATGTTTAATGATAATCTCCCCTTAGCTAACCAAGCTAGACAGGTCAAGGGTATTGCTGCATTAGGTAAACTTGATATGGCTGGGACAACTGGTATGCCAGGAGTACAAGTTCCACAAGGACAGCCACTTCCAGTCCCTGGTGTACCACAGCCTCAACCTGCTCCACAGGCTGTTCCTAGTTCTCAACTTATTCCGGGTACTCAACCCACTCCTAACGGAGTGCCAAGACCAGGAGAAGTTAGAAAAGGCTATAGATTCAAAGGTGGAAATCCTGGAGATAAAAATAATTGGGAAAAGGTGAGTTAATATGAGCGGTCCTTGGGAAGACTTTCAACAGGAAGACGGCCCTTGGGCCGATTTCTCTTCTGGAGAGCAGAGTCCATCTGTTCTTGGTAAAATTAAGGATTCAGTAGTAGGGGCCGGTGAAGCGGCCCTTTCTCTAGCCACGTCTGTACCTGCCTCTGTCTATGGGCAGGCAGTAGGTTTTGCTAATGCTGCCCGCAGTCCTTATAAGTTTGGTTCTCCAGAGTTTGCTAAATATGAAGGAGACATTACTCAACAGTCCACAGAAGCAAACACATATGCTCCTAGAACTGAAAAAGGACAAGAGTACACCAAGAATGTTGGTGATGTAGTTAATGACTATCTATTGCCAGCGGGGGCGGTTGGATTACATCCCCGTCTACCTTCCATGACGGAAGTTCGTATGGGTTATGGAGTTCCAAAAGAAGTTTCTAAATCTGAATTTGAAGCAAATCTAGAGAAGACAATTGATGCCGGGAAATCAGCTGAAACAGGTCCATGGGAAGATTTCCAAAACCCTGAGTCCCCAAACTTCTACCAAGTTCGTGCTGAAGACCAGATGCGCAACGATCAGACTGTTAATCGTTTACAGGCAGCCATTGATAAACAGAATCCACAACAACCCACAATTAATGTGGATAGTTCTGGTAATGTTGTTCCAACTGAAGTAGTGGACCAAGGTCGTAGGCAAGCTCAATTAGACCAAGCGCAGGCGACCATTGAGGCACGTCAACGTGCTTTAGAAGAACAAGTTGCTCGTCAAACATCTCTAGATCAGAATGCTGCTCAACGACAGCGTTTTGAGAATGCTAGACCTGCAGGATTAGATGAAGCCCAAGCTCGTGAACAATTCGCCATTGAGCAACAGAGAATGCAGGAGCTACAGGATTCAATCCGTAAGACCCAAGAGCTGAACCAAAAAGGTCAGCAAATGGATATTACAGAAGACTATGGAAACAATGACCCTATGGATCGCATGCCTAACATGCGTGTGGATCAGAACGGTATGCCTATTCGTGCAGACCTTTCTATGGAAGCCCAGAATTTGGAGAATCCATTACAGCGTAATCTGTGGGGAGATGAGTTAGGTCCAGCCTTAGGACAAGAACGTAGCATGACTGAGGCTATGGATCAAATGCCTCCATGGGATCGTCCAAGCGATCATGTTGGTAGAGAATTGAATCCATCAGAGGCTCTTAAAGAAGCTATCCGCACTGCTAATGAAGAACCTACTAGACCTACCCAATCTGGTCTTGCTCAATCTCGTAGTAGAACTGGTGGAAACCAGGGTGGTCATTCTCAGATGATGACAGATATTGCCAATGCAATCGGTGGAGCTATTCGTTCTGTGATTGCTGCTGGTAAGGCTGCTGCTGGAAAGATCGCTAATTTTGCGCATGCAGCAGATGTCAAACTTGATCGTGTTTATGATATGGTCAAGACTACCCCAAGAGATATCATCGACAATATCAACCCTGCTTTGCGTAAAGGATTACAAGATGTAATTCCTAAGCCAGAAGGCTTTAGTGATAATCTGAAGCAGAAGATTTTAGGTGAGGGTAAGGATGGCCCATCCCTTTGGGCTGGAATGCAGTCTGGTGCTTTAAACACAGCATACAAAGTACGCTCTGCACTAATTGAGTCAGTGTACCACTGGAATAACTATGGAATGAAGAAGGCAGAGTATCTCATTCGTAACATGGTTCTTCCTATGGAGAAGCAATTTAAATCTCTTTCTCGTGAGGAAATTGGTACTACTGCTACTGTTCTTCGTAGAGAACTAGCTGATGGAAAGACACATACTCCTGAACAACTAAAAGCTGCTGGTATGACCGACCGTGCGATCAAAGCCTACACTCTTCTTCGTCAGAACTTCGATGAGGCTCTGAAGAGCATTAATGAAGGTAGAGCTGCTTTTGGAAAGGATCCAATCTCTGGAAGAGAAGCTTATCTGTCCTCTAGATGGTCTGGTGATTGGCATGTTCCAGTCTACGACAAGTCTGGACGGGTTGTTTGGTGGATCCGTGAGGGCACTCAGAAGCGTGCGAATGCTGCTCTTGACTACTTGAAGAAACAAGATTTTGCTAAAGACCTAGACTTTGACAAGACTCAGGTGTCTTATCGTAAATCTGCTTTCGATCCCAACTCTGCTAAAGATGTTATGGGAGCATATAAATCTCTTCTAGAGGATGTGCTACCTAATGATGATGCACAGAAGGTACTACAAGACGCCATGGAGAAATATATGTCCAACGAGACATATGACTTCATGAACACTAAGAAGCATTTCAAGAATAAAAGAGAAGATTATGTACGAGGTTTTGAAGGTGACAAACCTTGGCTATCGGACAAGCAAAATAACTCTGAACTCCTAAAGTCTCAATTCAGTTACTTAAAGGAGGCCCATCGTTGGGCTGCTACTCAGGAAAGTATGGTAGAGATCAAGAAGTTCCTTGCTGATAAGGATATTCAACAATCTCAACCAAACAACATTGAGTATTCTAGAAAGTATATGCAGAATTCAATGGGGCTAAACACTGACCCATTAGTTTCTAATATTGAAGCTAGAATTGCCAAAGGATTCGGTGTCTCTAGATCAAGTCTATATGGAGCTATGAATGATATCAAAGCTGCATTCTATACTGGTGTTCTAGGGGCTTCTCCTGGATTCATGATTGGCACTGTGATGCAAGGTGCTTTCTCTGCTGCGTACCATCGTATGCTTTCAGCTGAGGGTATGAATCACAATCCTATCAAGACTTTAGTGAAGACCTATGGTGATGCCACTATGTCCCTAGCTAAGATTTACATGAAGGAATACTTCGGTAAAGATGTTGATGTCCCAATGTCTGATATCGGACAAAAGGCCATGAAGTATGCAATTGACAATCAGCTAGTTCACCAAGACATCTACGATGTTAACCATTCTCTAGGATCCAATAGAGTTGCTGACTTTGTAAAAGGGCGTGGAGTACTAGGAAAGACTATTTCTGAACCAGAACGTGCAGGGCGGCTACCAGTGTTTATGTCATATGTACATCATCTGGATCAGAGTGGAGCTTTCAAAGATACAAATGCATTGTTCCAAAAGGCAGAGGACTTAACCAACCTGGTTATGGGAGATCCACGTAGGTCAGAACGTCCTATGGTCTTCAACAAACTTGGGGTATTGGGGGAGAACATTGTTCCTCTGAAGTCTTTCACCTTTAGTTACTACAACCAACTAAGTGGACTAATTCGACAAGCAGGTAAAGGTACTACCACCCCTCTACTGGCATTTATGGCTGCACAGTTGGCTCTGGGTGGTGTCCTTAACATGCCTATGATGAATGAAGCAGATTGGATGTTCAAGTCCCTAAAGAACTCTTTAGCTGAGCATAGAAATACTGTGGGTCTATATGCCAAGGTTGCTGATATCCCAGGACCAAAAGAAGCTGCAGCAGTTAATCTACCAAACATGCTCTCTTATGGGGCATTGAGTGATGTTACTGGTGTGAATCTATCCACTAGGTTCTCCACGGATCTAATCAGTGAACATAGTCCACTAGCCAGTCTATTCCCTCTCAGTTATGAGTTAAAGGAATGGGTCCAAGGAGCTGGGGCATTGACTCATCCAACTGAGCAGAATATTGCTCAGGCTGCGTGGCAGATTGCTCCTCCCGCTGGTAAGGGGGCTATGGAAACCCATTGGGATGTGTTTAAGACCAGAGATAAAGATGGTAATCCTATGAAGGACACTCAGGGAAGACAGCTTTATCAACGGGCCTCTGATCTGAGTGCTTACCAGGGTGATGTTGCTAGAACTCCATTTGATGAGAATGTGAGATCACTAGGACTTCGTTCTCTGAATGAAGCCAAACAGAAAGATGTAATGTCTGGTTTGAAGGATTGGAAGGACATGCAGAAAGAGGCGCAATTCAATATGATGAATCGCATTACCGATGCACTTCAACATCATGATACAGACACAGCAAAGGAATTTATTCAAGATTACATGACTAAACTTGGGGGTGACGCTAGAACTTTACAAGAGGGAATTTCCCGTGCTGGATTAGACTACAACCTAACTGCAGAACAGAAGCTCTTGCTAGCCAACCAAGCAAAGATGCTAAATGTCATGAAGATGAAAAAATACCAAGAAGCAATGAAAGATAAATAATGCAAATCAGTTACAACGGTGTAAAGCTGCTAAAGGAATTGGAGGGTTTCAGGAATGAAGCCTACCTAGATTCGGGAGGTATTCCTACTATTGGATATGGAAGCACCAGAGTTAATGGTGTCCCTGTGAAGATGGGGGATACAATTACTGAACCTGAAGCAGAACACCAACTTCTATTAGATGTTGCTTGGGCTCAAACGTGTATTAATCAAAGTGTCCATGTGCCACTCAAGCAAAATATGTTTGATGCACTTGTGTGCTTTGTGTACAACGTTGGAGCAGATGCTTTCATGAAGTCCACAATGCTGAAGATGCTTAATCTTCAACTGTATGATATCGCTGCTAATGAATTCCTTCGCTGGGATAGAGTCAATGGTAATGAAAACCAGGGACTACTAAATAGACGAAAGAAAGAACAAGCATTGTTTTTAAGCAAATAAAAAGGGGCCTTTCGGCCCCTTTTCTTTTATTTATAGTCAATATGTTTAAAACCCATACCAGTCATTGGGTCAAACTTACTCGCTGCTTTAACCGCATCCAGAGCGGTTGCCCCCGAGCCCATAGCTCCCAAGGCAAAAGTAGCACCAGAACCAATAGCATAGAAAGGCTGGTCAACAGCAAACCACTGACTAGGATTAGCAAATGTAAAAATCTTGTGGTCACTAGTCAGGACCACAAACTCTGACGAAGATACTCGCGGAGGTTTTGTAGTCGGGTCTGCAAGCCAGTCCAGAACAGGGACCAAGCCATCAACGTTGCCAGCATACCCGATGCAAAAAGGTTTCGGATATACCGCAGAAATTTGGAACTCATAGATTTTAGTTTTAGTTTTAAATTTATAACCACTTGCGTGGTAGATTTGTAAATCACAAGCGATTTGATTTTTTGTTACTGCGATTGTTGTCATATTTTTCTAGTTCTTCTTTAATGACTTTTCTCACCACCCGTTCAATAACAGACTCTGTAGTTGGAATTGATTCAGGAATTATGTATGTTGTTGGGTTTTGATACCCAGGGCAATAGTGGGGGCTTGCTACATATTGCCCACAACCGCCACACTTAAAATAGTAATTATTTTGATAGTTCATACACCACAACTCCCCCCATGGCCTGTCCACTCGCAAATATCAACTTCGTCGTAGATTGCATCTTTGTGTTTGAGTGCTTCTTCATATCCTACTGGTGTTAAGGGTTGACCTCCTCTGCTTCCATCCGGATAACATGTAAAACCACGGAGTCTGGGAGCATAGCGCGCAAGTGTTTCAGCAAAGCTTTGCACTCGGTCTTCGTTGTTGCCCTTGGTTCCCCAAGCCGGGAGGTTAATGGTACTTGAGATTGACATATCAACGTAATCTTGAATGTCCGCTTGGAATTTGATTCGTCGTTCAAAATCATTACTTAAATCCAGTGCCGAATCAATCTTAGTTGGGTCAACTCCATATTCCTTAATCAGTCCGTCTGCTGTTCCGTCGATGACGTATTGGTACTTCCACTTAGTGCCTTCCGTAAGGAACCTACGCTTGTATGCCACTGCGAAGAGTGGTTCAATACCTGTTGTAGTGCCTGCCAAAATACCAATTGATCCTGTGGGTGCGATAGCCCGATAGGCGACAGGCCGCGAGATATAAAATCTGTCGCAATGCTCATCAGCAGATCGTTTGGACTCATCACGGTAGACTGCAAGCCATTGTTTGAGTTCATCAGTTACCTCGTATTTTTGTCCTCGTTGGAGTAGCCACTCGTGGATTCCCATAAGTCCAAGTCCAAGACGACGGTTCTTTTCCCTGACTTTATAGACTTTCTCATATGGCAAATCTGCCCGTAAGGTGCCACAAACAAGAAACTTTGACGCCAGTTGTACCACACTTTTGAACTCTTCCAAATTTCTAATATTGCCGAGATTGATGCTCCCAAGATTACAAACGTCGCTATCATCTTCGGATGTAACCTCAGTACATGCATTACGAAGGGTTTCATTTTGTTTATCACCAAAGTTAAATGAGAATCCTGGCTCACCCGTCTTCAGAGCCTGCTTAACGTTCTCTTTGAATACAGGATTATTTGGATCAAATCCCCAAGCATCATCATAGTTCACTGAGATATTTGTCATATCCAGTGGAGCAGGGAAATTGAAATCTTCCTGCTTTGCGTCGTGTAGAGTTAGCGGGCCTTTACCAATCTTGTGGTCTGCCCAATTTTTCGCACTAAGGAAGCTATGGACATCTTCGTGTTGCCAATTGAGAGAAGCGTAGATCGCAGAACGTCTTGATCCGCCCTGCATAACGTTTCGTCCGATTTCATTGATCGCGAACATAAGAGGGATTGGACCAGAAGCTGTTCCGCCTGTTCTAGCAAGTGCTTTGCCTGCTGGGCGTAATCTAGAGTAGTCAATTCCAATACCTCCACCTGTCATAAGGCAGGACATTGCCCGCCATGTTACTGCTGACCATTCTTCTCTTGTGTCTTCTTCCGCTCGAAGGAGATAGCAATTGTTATACGCTTTATAAGGTCGTCCTGCGTAGTAAAGGTACCTGCCTCCAGGTAGGAAGCGCATTGTCTTAATATACTCTGCAAGCTGTTTTCGATCGCCGTCAGACATGAGGACGGGGAGTGTTCCTCCCCTACTGCCACATACGTCATCAACGAGACGTTCTGCAAGTTTGTCCCAAGTGTCTCCTGGTCCTTGTGCGTACTTGAATCTGAAAATGTTTTCACCAAACGAATTCCTAAATCGATTCTTCTCTGTCAATCAGTCCCCCCGTAATTCAACCACTCACGAGGGATCTTATGCCCCTCTTCATCAAAGAATTCTTCTACTTCTTTCTTGGATTCTTTATCTTGAATCTCACGTTCGAGATAGCGTTTCTTTCCACGCTTGTTCTCTGTGTCCCGTTCTTTATACGTCTTTTTCCCGGTCATTCTGTGTCTTCAATGAAACGAATTACACGATTGTAATTATCTTCAATACGATCTAGGAAGGCATCCACAAGATCGTCAGATGTAAGTTCCAGTAGTTCTAGTAGAGTAGTCTCCTCTGTGTTACGCAGCTTGTTTAATACTTCCGTCAAATTCATATTCTAGGTATTTAATTGGAATTCCATTCTCTACAGCAAAGTCAATTTCCTTGCCAACACCATAACTCACATCCCATCCAGGCATCTTGTATACCCATAACTCATCGCATCTGCTCAGAACAGCGAAGTCTTGGGATAACCAAAAGTCCCCATCTTGAATGACACCATCCATACCAATATCTTCAATAGGATGACTATGTGCAATAGGACAGAACACCTTTGTGCCTTGTAGCATTAGCTCTGCAGCCTTGTCACATGCAACAACGAAAGCAGCATTACGGCCACCAGGATACTTAGAATATGGCGATGCGAGATAGATTAACTTACTCATACATATCTCCATTTTCAGAAATCTTCACAGACTCATAAGGCACCACAGCCCTGCGATAGAATTCCAGCTTTGCTGACTCTAAAGCCCCAACAACTTCATTTAGTAATGAATAAGTAAGGCCAGTAGAACCTTGATTCTCTCGAACGTACTGAGTAATCAGTTGAGTAATCTGGAAGTTCAGTTGACCTGGAGTAATCGCTGTCTTAGCTTTAACGTGATACTTATCACGATCATCAATTTTTACATATGGCATCAGTTCGCTCCTTTCGCTCTCATCAGCGATTATCTCCTGATCCTAGAATTAGATTCCGTGTTTTACGAGATTCCAGCTTGTCGAGATTAGACTTAGCAATATCTTCGAGAGGCCAGTTATTGTCAGCAGCAACACGAGCAATATACCATAGTACGTCACCCAGCTCTTTATGGAGTCTGGCAGCAGCTTCAACTTCTTGATAATCTCCACGCAGGACTCGCTTGAAGATACCTGCAACCTCCCCGGCTTCTTCCAGAAGACCCATAACACGCTCTTCCGGTGGAGTTCCTTCAACTTGAAACTCCCCTGCTTTATTCTGATAATCGTTTAAATCCATTAACTAGGAACTCCATTACGTTGGATAAGATACATTAGAACTTGTTCAATCTGATGATTGTTATAGTCCATGTAGTAAACTAAGACGTACATCCAGATAGCTGCTGAAGCAGCAAAAGTAGATGTAAATAACTTCTGAAGCAGAACGACATATTTATTAGCAGTGAATACAGAAGCTAGATTAAAAATAACAGTGCCCACAGCAGTGGCATAGAATACGTGTAACCAGTTCATTTATTTTCCTTATAACGATCATCAAGATCGGGTCTAGTTTTCATCATGTTAGAAAGAAACATCCAGCAGCAACCAAGGTGATCCACATGAGGCAACCCGCTTTCAGGATCGTTATCCTCTCCTCTGATGATTGCGAACGTATGACGGAGTAAAGCACCAAGAAGCCTACTATAGCTGATACCACCGCGCCAATTATGAGCAGCGTATTTTTGTGCTCCAAAACCCAAGACATTAGCTAATCCTTCCAAAGCAACAGGGTCAAGTAAATCAACACGGGGTTTGTCTTGATCGTATTTAATCCCTTTCTCTGTCATAGATATTTTCTCTTGAGATATGCTAGAGACACAGGCATTAGATCAAATTCACCTTCATTGACTTCATGAAGCATTAGAATACCACGCCAGTGCTTATTGCCTTGTGGGCCCATATAGTCTTCATCGTGCTCATAGCAGCTACCAGCAATTACAGAGGTTAGACGCTTACCATCTGCTCTGTACGCCGTAGCAATCTGTAAGCCCTGTTGATGACCACTGATGCAACTCATATGCTTTTTATTAAGCTGGAGTTGAGCGGAGCTACAAGGTTTACCAAGAATGCCAGTAACGAAATAATGACAATAAGCAACACCATCAATAATGATAGGTTCAAGGAACGGATATACCTCCCATCCCATCGCTTCATAACGAAGATCGTCAACAGATATAGTGCCATCAAGCTTAGGATCACCATTAATCACCTTGTTAATACGATTCTCATGATTACCAAGAGTAAGAACCAATCGTGGATGAAACTGCTTTTCTTTGTTCTTACGAGCTTTCTCATTAAAACTATGAAGGGGAGCCAGTAAAGTTTCCATTGCAGCTTTAGAAGCCTCCACATCCAACTTGTAACGTCTTCCCTCAAAGTCCTTCTTACCGATATCATAAGATGAAAGCGAAGGCATGTCAGCAAAGTCCCCGATATTAACAACAACGTCGGGCTTCTTTGCCACAATGTAATTACCAATCGCTTTAAGGAATTCAAGATCATTTCCTGGTTTTACCTGACAGTCCGGTAGGACCAAGTGCGTCGTCAATTAAGCTTCTCCTCAGGGAAGTTGAATCGAACTGTCTCATCTTCTTCCGCTTGTTCTTGATCTAAGTTAAACATCACACCTTCGGCCATTAGATTATTGATAGCATACTGTAATAGGTATGCAGTCTCCATTCTATTCAGATGGCCTTCAAGAACCACATTACCTTCTTCATCACGAAACTTCACGTCAATCTTCATTTATTCTTTTCCTTTTAAAAGAGACAAGAAGTGTTCGAGACTGACAATGGCTAATGCAATATCTCTATCCTTCTTTACAATTACCAATGGCTCATGAGATCCATGACTCTTAGCCTGAGCATAATATGTGTGTACCTGCGATGCAGCTTTACTCTTACACTCGATCTGATACGGAATCTTCTTACGAGCCGCAGGAGATAGCTGCAGGTCTTCGCCTGGAGCGCCCATACTAGTGCTTCGTACATCATCGGGCTCCAGATCGGGAAACGTCTCCAACAGTCTCTGCTGGACATACTTTTGGAAGTTCCTTCCTTTACTCTTCGCGCTTTGTGGTTTTATTTAATACCTCTCTAAATTCTTTGGGTAGATTTACATTCTCAGGTGCATTAGCAAACATCGGGGCAATTTCTTCCGGTGTATATCCTGCTAAACCACAGCCAATAGCTGTCACATTAAATGATTCCCAGTATTGCTGTTTGGCATAATTAAGGAAGCCCTGAACGAAAACATTAATCTCACCTAATGGTAGCACTTCTAAATCCATACCTTTTGTGGGAATCCCATAACTGTTTCCCATCCGGCCGATACCTTGCCCATATACAGCACCGAAGTACTTCCGTGCATGAAGGGCAGCACCTTTACCATGTCTGCCAGCTAGGTTTGATCCGAAGACAAAAACGTCTGCCATCTTTCCACCACGTCATCATTCTCTTTACGCCAAATCCATAGAACCTTAGCGTTCATTTCCATTTCTTCTTCTGAGCCATATAAGCCCTGTACAACATCATAAAGGTCCCGTTCTGTCGTAAGTCCTGACAAAGCTCGCTCTGCTTTGACTTTTCCAACTCCTGCAACGCCCTTGATGTTGTCAGTTGTGTCTCCAACAAGTAATTGATAATAGAAGAATCTGATGGCGTCTGTTGGACTAACGTGGTATCGTCTTGCTTCCTTGACAACTTTACCTCCACGGGTAATTTCTGGTGAGTAGTGTAGCCCCTCAATCATGTTGAGATCTTTATCAATACTTACAATGGTGTAATCATCACCTAATTCTAGATGCTTGTAAGCAGCAATACCTATTTCATCATCAGCTTCACGACCATTACTGCATAATGCCCCAAATTCATGGACAAGATGAGATTTACAAGCGTGTAGGTGTTGAGGACGTTCCTTGGGTCTATTACCTTTGTACTCTGGATAAATTTGATATCTGAAATTACCTTCACCAGTAACAAACAATTGGTAATCAGTAATATTCCAAGCGGCAAGTAGTGCATCGAGTCCGTTATTTAAATTCCAAATTGCGTTACGTTCATCCTGTCCTTCTGCCATAGTGGCAGCAGCAAAACATAAAGTGTCAGCGTCGATTAGAGCGATAATCTGGAAACTCCTCCCTCATCGTTTGAATAGAATACCTTGCTGATTCCAACTGATTGTATGAGTCCCATACACTTAGAACAAGGCCTACTAAGCCCAAGCCTACCACTAGCACAAATACGGCTAACATATAAATCGCTTCCTGCGAGATCGGATAGCCTCTTAGCTTTGAGAAGTTTCAAGATTGCTGCTTCTTCTGCATGGATGCTACCCTTTTGTAGTTCCTTGGAGTAGCGAATCTCGTTGTAACCAGTGGATAGAACCCTACCACCTTTAACTATTACAGCGCCGAGGCGATATCTATGGGTGGACTTCTTTGCTTGTTTAGAGGCTATCCTAATCATAATTTAAAACGGAATATCTTGATTAATATCGTTCGGTTGATCAAACAGATCAGGCTTTTGATACACCCAATCGTGGAATTGTTCTGCCAGTGAGAACACATCATCCTTTGATGGTGGCGCCTTGGCACCTGTAGTCAATACTTCCACAGCAGTGCTCAGAGAACTCTGACGAACGATTAATCGCTGGCGCAGTGCTCGCTCTTCTGGAGTTTCAAAATTGCTTCTGCCAGTACCGAGAGGGGCACCTTGCTTTCCTTCGCTAGCTTTAGAAATAGACGCAGTTGGTGTGGTGCCATCAGACTGAGTAACACTTGTCCATTGGTAATACCCTTTGTCGTCTTTGGTAACTGAAACGTCGAAGGTGTCGTTTGCTTGGGCATTCTTAACTGCGTTAAATACGGATGGGTTTGCAAAAGAAACAATGTTCTTTGTCTTTACTTCATTACGGTCGTCACGGTAGACGACTTCTGCCTTTTCATAGCCTTGGGACTTGCCCTTACCTGCTACCTTTTCTACTGTAACGCTAACAATCTTAATTTGCATGAGTTCCTTTCTTAAGGGGTATACTTAATATTGTAACAAATTTAAAGAGCAAAGTCAAGCTCTTTCATATCGGCTTTGTTATGACCGACCTGCACTTCCGCAGTCAACGGAAGCTTAAAATCATAATCCCAAATCTCTCTACAGAGCTTAGGCACTTCAATTACACTTTGTAATAGGATCTTTCCCACATCCTCTACGTTTCGTTCTGGGGCATCTGCGACGATTGAATCGTGGATTGTACATACGAGGTCGCAATCAATACCTGCGTCATCCAATAGTTGATTCGCTCTAAGTCGTGCAAGCTTGACAAGATCGGCTCCAAATCCTTGGACGGGATAGTTTTTGATAATGGTGAGAGGCCAAGGATTTCGTTTTGTGTAGTCTGGAGTAATTGGATAATATCGTCCCGACGGGATTTCAATTTTTCCAGTTGATTGGGCTTCATAGATTAGTTCCTTGTGCCATGCAGCGATTCCATAATACTTTGCATAGTATTGATCGATGATTCCTTGCCAATATTTCTCTTCTTTTGATACCTGCATGAAGTCAGGATCATGGGCATAGGAATATGCAGAACCTCCATAAATTAACCTGAACTTAAAAATCTTTGCAATGACACGCTCAGGAAGATTAAAGGCTCTTTGATTGTTTCCGTGGATATCTTCGCCATCTACAATCTCCTTACATAGAGTTTTATCTCCTGATAACTGTGCAGCTACTACAACTTCAAGGCCCTTTACGTCTGCGTTAATTAACATCAGTAATAATCTGTTCTCCTCAACATTTCACCGTATTCCCACATTGACCTTTCTTCTTCAGTCCAATTAGGATCAGGAATAGCGGGAGATGAACATCCGATCCACTTCAGAAGGATTATTTTGCATGTTTGGCTTAGACGACGAAAGGCGCCCAGTACGCGCGACGACTTGGTTGTACTGTCCATGTACAATACCATTTTCCCATTCCATTTCTTCAATTAGTTGGGGTAGCTTTACGAAATACGTTTCAACGAGTTTAGCAAGTTCTGCGCGTTTAAGTAGAGAAGAGATAATTCGTTTCTGACGCTCTGAACGTGATGTGAGCTGCTTGAGTACAGGCTCTGCTGCGCTGTAAATAGGTCGGTCATCGCTCGACTTAGCGAGTTCCGAGCCCTTAAGAGGTTTGAAGTATCCTGGGAATTCATACTTATCAGTCCTTATGAACTTGTTTCTTTTATATGATTCTCCCTTCCTTGGGCCTGACTTGTAAACAAGGTCAACTTCTTCGTAACGATCCACATCAATCCATCCACCATAAAGGAAAGCAGAAAGATGGTCACCACTATCCCAATTGAAAATGTCGGGACAAGGAATAAGAGAATTGAGAAAACTCTCAATATCGTTAAGCTCGCCTTTAAGGCGTGCAGCTTCAGTCTTTGATTGTTCTGAGTTATATTTAAGACCGTTTTGCTCCATCTTTTGGAGCACTAATAGATCGGCTCCGTCTAACAAAATTAACTTGTGTAACTTCGGAGTCATGCGGGGGTCGTTGAGTTGTGCTTGGTAAATTTTCCAAGTTCGTTCAACGTCACCGTTTCCATACTCTTTTAATATTTCTACTGGAATTTGATCGGTATCAATACCTTGCGCCCAATATTGGGCCACCGCATCTTCCTTGCCAGGGATGCCATAACGTTCGCATAGACTTTCCATGCTGGCAAAGGAATTTGTCTGTCCAGATAAGATGAACTCTGCTAACTGACAATCCCAGATCCTACAACCTTTAGGGATTACAGCGTTGTAACGTCTCGCCCAGGCAATATCAAACTTTAGATTCAGACCGATGAGAAGAGTTGCCTGCTCCAAGCCCAACTTAAGATTTGTAAGAAACCCGGGTTCGTTAAAGTAATTAAATTCTGCACCGTTAGGTTCTGTAAAGAAACTGAACGATATGAGGCGGTTACTTGCTGTATAGGGATTTCCTTTATTTCTAATGGTAGTTTCAACGTCGAAGACAAGCTTCATTTACCTCCTTAATTATAATCTACAATATCCTTGTATCTAGCTACTTCAGGCTGAATCAACACTTCAAATCTACCGTGCTTTAGGTTTGCTAAGGAGTCCTCATCGCCAAGAAGTTTATTCTTCGAGATATTGAGGAACCGGATATATTCAGTAGATTCCTCATGCGTCTTGCCAATTCCGAGAATAAAATCTGCTTCGGCCTGTTTACTCGTCTTCGCGTTCGCCACATGATCCATTGTAAGGTACTTCTGGCCTTCCGCCGTGCCTCCCGCTTGACAGACGCCGATGGACGGAGCATACGCCTTTGCAAGCTCTCTACCCCATTGGTAGATTTCTCCATATACCAGATCATCACGATCCGCCTTGAACCCTTTGATCTTGTCAATTTGGTCATAAATGATTAGTCCTGGGTTACACCGTTGTAATACCTTCTCTACATTAGACTTACTAATCCCAGCATCATCCACCAGTTTGAATCTAGTTCCCACTCTCTCAGCCCATTCGGCTTTGTACCGCTTGGCATTCCCAACGAGGGTGTGGAGATTAACCCCGAAGAAGGCTTGGTAGACACGGAGCATGACTTTCTCGCCTTGCTCCTCATTGTTGAACCAGATAACGTCCTTGTCCGTTTGCTGAAGCATACAGGACACTTCTGATGCAAGGAATGTAGTCTTGCCTGTTTCCGGCCTAGCAAAGATGAAACCAAAGTCACCCTTTCTCAGCGATCCAAGGGATTTGTTGAGGCAGTTGAGTCTCCATCGCAGTCCTGGTTTTTGCACTGCTGAATGGATAAGCCATTCGAGGTCGTCTGACACAAACTCTTCGTGAGCATCCTCAATGGATGTCTCTGTGCCTCGTACATATGTCTCAAAGAGACCAGTAAGCTCATCAGCCGTTGCCCGTCCTTGGGTGGCAGCATATGCAGTCTCCGACAGTTTAAGCAGTAGTTTACGCTGCTTGATTTGCTGGAGGATGTTATCTCCAGCTTCCAATGAGATATCCGCTTTAGCGATAGCGTCAAAAAGCGGATTATATGATTCCTTATTGGAATCAGGATATGCTGCATAAAATGCAGCAATTAATTCATCTAAACTTAAATCTTTATTTAATTCTTCATGTAATTTATCTAATACCTTATAAATATAATATACTTCATTGTATGTATCTTTAATATATTTATAATCAATATATTCTTTATACATTAAATACTTCTCTCTAAAGAGAAGTATTTTAATTAATACTAATTCTAAATTATATATTATATATTCCTTTATAATTATAAATGTATTAGGGTATCACAATTCCTTCAACTTGTCAAGTAGCTTCTTTGCTACAGGATCGTCAACATCCTGTAAAACTTCCAGCAGAAGGGCTTCTTCGTTTCCAGTCAGGCTAATAGTGTAACACTTTTCCTTGGGCTTGTCAAGTGGTTCCTTGTTATAAGGAAAGCTCCAGGCTCCTTGTTGACACATAGCTACCTACCCCTTACCCAATGCTTTTTGGCTCATCCTGAGCCGTTTTAACCATGTTCCAGAGGGTCTTTAGATTGGAGGGGAACTCCAACCATTGACGGAAGACCCATGGAAGATCCCGATAACGAACCCATTGACCATCTGGATGCACTCCCATAGACACACTGTTAGGGTTCAAGTACTCCGGTCTAAACTTAATCATAGCTTTCAGCCCACACACAAGTTCCACCAATTACAGAGATACCAATAACTGTGGCTATACAAAATAAAATTGGATGATTATTCAGTAGACAAATCCAACCAATAATTAAACCTACTACAAGTAGAGCAGCACACCACCATAGAAATACTCCTACTACACATTCTAACCATTTAACCATTAATAATCTCCTTGATTTGATCCAAGCTTAGTTCCTTCGGATCTTTCTCCGAAAATCTATAACTTACTGGCTTATTAATATAAACCATTAGTTTACTTGCCTTGCTAATAATATTATGTCTCTGGTCATTATCTAACCAGATAATAACTGGAAGGTTAATATGACGTAATACTCTTAATACACAATCATGAATATGTGTTCCGAATAATGGAATACATACATTAACCCGCCCAACCTTATGAGCAGAGATTAAGTCTTCGACCAGAATAACTGCTTTAGATGTGAGATAATCTCCGAAAATGTGGGCTGTTTCGTGGCAGTTTCCATAGGTTTTCCACTTTGGTTTTTCCTGCGCCAGTAATACAGGTCGTTCCTCGCGTCGTAAACCTTCTCCCAATCGTCCGGGTTCTCCATCCAATCCTCCCCCTTCTCCTTGGGAACTAGAGGCCAAGGCAGAGCCACTGTTTCCAGTTTCTGCTGCCATTCTTCCGTCATAGTTTGAGAGGTCTCTACCAATGGAAAACTCTGGTCCGTTTCCGACTGTGAGGATGAGTCTGTCTTCTTTTGGAGAATAGCCGGTGTACGGGAGCCAGTATTGGTAGCCGAGTCCATATTGGAGGAGCCATCTCCATCCTTTTGCTGGAACTTCTCTGGTGAAGTCAGCAGGTAAGCTTTTTGTGCCAAGTCCTTCTCCGTTGTTTGAAGAATTTGTCTCGCCGCCTGTCGGATCAAATCTCCACCAATTTGGAGGGAAGTAGTGGTATCCACAGGCGAAACAGTGTTTGTGTTTGTTTGCATAAACTTTTAAGTTATCACCACGAGTATCGCGCCCATTCTCACGACACTTGGGGCATGGCTCAACCGATACTTGTCCCACGATCCTTACCTCCGCGATCAAAGACACAGAAGAAGAACTTATTATTTGAATTTCTATTCACACGAACCGGTGATTGATATACAAGTTTGTAATTCTTGCAAAGCTCTTCATAAGCTTCTTTACAGACTTTTGAATCTACAAAACCTGACACAAAGAAACCTGTCCCACCAGCGAGCTCGGCCTGCCGAACAAGAGAATAGACGCCCTGTCTAGTATAGTATCTATCATTATTAATTCCACTAATGAATCCTAATCCACAATTTCCAGGGACATTACCGTGAAAGCAAGCCAGTTGCTTACTCATTTTCATCTTCTCCATAATCAACACATTCATCCAACTCATCCCAATCCGTGATCTCTTCTTCAGGATTAAGGTCTTCACGACCTACTACGGGGATATTCAATCCATCCAGACACTTCTTACAGGTATTTAAATATTCACCTGTGATAGCATGCTTCAAGGTGGATTCAAAATCATTAAGATTTCTATTACAGCAATCACACCGCACGTTGGTATCTCCGAATAACTGCATTTGCATACTTCTCAACAGTGGTACCTTCCATGCCTGGACGGCTGTTGACTTCCAGAACGTAGCACTTGTTCTGCTTTTCGTTCCAGATAATATCTACTGCACCTTGAGTGCGATTAATCGCCTTGACTGCTGCCACAGCCAGAGGACGAAGTTCAGCAGGTTCTACCACATCTTGACGACAGAACACATAACCATTGGCGGTGTTGCGAACTTGATGGTCCTTGTCCTCATTGCCATCCTTACGCTTGCGCTTCTCCGCTACGTCAATAACTTCGTTGTCGAAGACGTGGACACGGAACTCCTTCTTCTTAGGGATGTACGCGGTGTATAGCGGAACACGAGGAATGTTTCCATCCCTTGCCACGATAGAAATGCCCCGTCCCTCCGAAGAGTTGGTAAGGGCACGGCAAACGATCTGCTTCGCATTTGGAATGTCTTCCTTTACACTGTTGTAATTGGTGCTGAAATCAGGAACGCTAGCACCAGCGGCTTTGAAAGCTTGCAACTGATGAATCTTATCAACTCCAGGGTGGAATACCACAGCCCTGCGGCCACGAACCCGCTCAGGAGTAACACGATAAACACGATATCCGAGCTTGTCGGAAAGCTTTGCTGCAAGGTTCTTAAGCGCATTTGAATTGATGTTGTGGGAACACACCACAATCTTGTTAGGATTAATCTTCAGCTTTTTGATGGGCATAGTGCCTCCTCAGCACGCACAATGGTTAGTGATGTGGTGGGGATTAGTGCAGTAAACAGCACACACACCTTCCCACTTAGACATATCCTTCAAATCATGCTCCTGTGCAGTCTTCAACCATACAACCTTCTCAACGGTTACTTCAAAGACCGCCTCTTCCTTAGATTGAAGTTTCATGATCTCGTCAAACTTGGTTTGAGTAACCGGGAACATAGCATAGGCCTTATGCTCATCCTTAGTTTGCCCAATAAGCAAGTAGTCATCACCATACTGGATCAGATCATTCGTATGGACAATGATTCTCTTACTAGTACCATCCTCATTCTCATAATCCGGCTTCAGCTTCTGCCAATCACCATATGAGGTATGGTTGATCTCTGCCCCCATGGTTTCAACAAATACCTTGATAGCATCCTTATGCTCCTTAGTAGTGGGTCTTGGCTTGATATCTACCACATTGTCATTGTTCTTACCCATGAAGTTACGAACAACATCCTTCACATGGGCCAGAGGACCACCAGTAGTCACAGGAGGGAGAGGAAGCACCGGATTTTGGACAATAGGTTCATCCTTAAGGGGAAAGGAATGAATTGTCATTCCCTTGTCATTATTTAGATGGAACTCTGTCACTTCATTAGCAGGGAAATTAGAAACATTCTTTTCAGTCTTCAGATCCAATCGCTTGACAACCATTTCAAGGAATGCAGGCTCTGAACACAGGATGTACATAGTAGAAGTAGCAACCCAACACAACGGGCGGTGTTCATTACGAGTGATACGAAGAATCTTCTTATCCACATCGTACCACATCAAAGCATAGGCAGCGTTAAACTTTTTGAATGCTTCCTTGAAATCATCAGGATGCTCTGCAATAGCGTGAGCAATGGCCTCACTATCTACTTCAACATCCTTCAATTTCTTATGGTCACCAAACATGGTTCCATTATGAACCAGAACTAACTTGTCCTCAACCCAAAAGGGATGGGCATTCTTGTCCGTGATAGCACCACGAGTTGCTTTGCGATTATGACCGACCATTGCCCATCCACTACGATAGGCAGCAGTCTCCATTTCCTTATATTCCTTGGTTTGGAGGAACGACGCTCCGTTGATTGCGTCCTTAACAATCCCAACATTACCAAGATTATCCACTCCGAAAATACCAGTGGAATCCTCTCCCCGAAGAGTATCCACCAACAAGAGGGTTCGGAACACTTCGAGTTGGTTATGATTGAAACCATTTCGGAGACGATTAATAACAGCAACAAGTCCACACATATTAAATTTCTTTCAGTTTAACGACGACGGGGGTTCAGGGGGCGATTACGCAGTTGATCCAATGCAGCATTCAATTCTCCACGCTGCTGCATTTGTGCCTCTAGTACACCTCTCCATGGATTAACTGGAGCATTCACAGGTTCAGGCGCTTGAGCAGGCGGAATAACTACACGTCTGCGCACTTCTCCTGCGTTAACCCACTCATCTGGAAGGGCTCTACCTTGGGCAAACAAGGGTGCTGCCTCTACTGCTGCTTGGATAGGTGCTGCCCAATCATCGTCTTCTTCATCATGGATAGGCTCCTCAATTCCATCCTCCATACGTTCTTCTTTCTCATTTACAAGGTTGTAATCAAGAAGCATACACTTGGAATCAACCACTCCCTTACTCAGAATGGCATCCATATCAGGACATTCCAGATACTTGGTATCTGGCCCAAATACAGAGGCAAGCCAAGCATTATAGTTGGAAATGGTATTCATCTGAACAATTTCCTTCTGGACTTTCTCAAAAGGATTTTGTTCTGCATACAAGAACATCCGAGCGATCAAACGAAGCCATGTAAGGATTCGTTCAACATCCGCAGTCCCTTCCATGTGACGGAACTCCACACTACCTTGACGTGCAATGGGAGCAAAGTTCAGGGCGGTATACTTATACCAATCCCGAACAGCTTTCTTGGAAAGGGCAGCGTCAGTGAACCTCTTAACCAACTTGAACGAAACACCAGCTTCTGCCCACGGCACACAGAAGATATTGTTATAGCGTTCAGGACTGATGAAGTTAAACAACAGACGCTCAACCGTTTGATACACCAACCCAAGGGTTGTGATCTTGGAGAAGTTCATATCCTGTACATTCACATGCACATGGATAGAGCAGCGCTCGCTGTAGTTGTTCGACCCGAGCTTGAATTTGTTAAAGAAATTCGTCAGAACCGAGCGATATTGACTGTGCTTAAACACATGAGTAACCGCTTCAATCCCATTATTACGCAGACTACCATCATTCACGAAAGTAGCTGCATCGTGAATAGCCAGACCATTGAAGTTCTCAATCTCTAATTCCAAACCCATCAATAGATTAGGATTGGGAACTTCTTTATCTTCAGTCACCCAATCAAGCTGAAAAGGCTTGATCTTGGTGTAACGGTAAATTTCTCTCGGAGTCATGTGTTTAATTCCCAACCACAACTTGCATCGGAAGACCAAATTTAACCACTGCGTCCATACATTCTTGGAAGAATGTGTCAGTAGTAAGAACAATTTTATTAGTTCTTTTATCGACAGTACCGATAGGATTGTTATAGATATAAACATCCCCACCGATAAAACATAGAGCATCACTGAGCGCCACACACGTCCTCTTTCCTTCCATGTAATCGTGGATAAACTTGTTCCTATCGGTATCCAAGAAGATATCCCCCAGAGATTGGAAGTCTACTCTAGTCCCAATCTTTCCACTAAGGGACAGAATCTCTGTGTTGTTTCGGTGGATACCCCTGGACCACTGCCGGGCAGGGATTCTTCTCACGAAGAGAACATCATCCCTGGATGCTGAGTTGTACACTCCCTTATTCAAGGGGAGGAACTCAAAGAATACCCCTTTGTTTGCATTGGCAGAATAGACTCCACCCTTAGCATCCTTAAACCGCATGGAGTAATCATCAATATTGTCAATATACACCAGAATCTTTTTGTTTGAATCCGTTGTATACCAACCATAAGTCCCCAGATATCTCTGGGAAAAATCACGACCAGCGACAAATTCCTCACGCATAAACTACATCCAGATTGTATTTCCGAACAAGTTGATCTGCAACTTCTTTGTTGTCGTCGTTCACTGCGGCAAGAATGTTGGCCTTCTCCGAGGAAATGGACTCACCTTTTAGCACTGCGTCCAATGCCCGGTCCACATTATCATACACCCAACCACACAGCTTCGGACTGAAAATCCAGAAGTTACTCAACGGACGATACTCCACACCATAAGGCTTGAAGCGGCAAGCCCCAGCCTTACCATAGAGGCGCTTACGGAGCTTACCATCATCCATGAAAGTTGCAGGCACAGACAACAACAGATCGAGCCAGCGAACAACTTCCACCTTTTGTCGATGAGTCAGCCCATCATACCCCACATGCACATGCCCGCCGGCGCTACGCAGGCATTTGTCATCGGCTTCAGGACGAGGATTGCGCCGTAGACTCCAAGCATTATAGTCAGGCTCACAACCAAATACATGAGCACGCGGGTCATCGAGTTCCGTGACAGGGAACGAAATCGCCGACTGGTGCAGAAAGTGCAGGCCATAGGAATCCTTCACAACCTTCTCAAGAAACTGTCGAGCCGCCCCAACATTCTCAATAAATGCTTTCTTGGAATCAGAGGCAGGGATATTGAATTCCAATGCTACATTATCCTCTTGCACACAGAACCCATCACCAATAGGCAGGGGCATGGGGCATTCCTTAGTTCCACCAAGCTTACCAATGATTGAACGGGGGGATGCGTCATCACCAACAAAGACCTCAGGGTCGCAACCAATTTTGAAGTTCATTTAATCCTCTTAAAAACATAGAGCTTAGACTGATCCGTTTCACGCTCAGGATGAGGTAGTGCGTGGAAGAATGGAGATTCATATTCCAGGATCATTCTTTCTTTTACAACGTTGTTATTGAGAAACTTATCGAACCCAGGTTCTCTAGGTCCGATTACAAAACAAATTTGTTCATTCAACGGAATTTGATCTACCCACCAATTTGCCAGCCATTCCCTTTCATCATCTTCGATTTTGGATTGCTCATATCTACCACCCCAACGATCCTTAGGATCTGGTTTGAAATATGAAATTCCTTCACGAGCAAATACATTTAAGGGAACGGAAGACCAATATCCATTAATCATCTAGGGTTCTCCTCACTAATTCCACTTTGAGGAATTTCCCATCAGTCATAGGAATGTAATTTGTGATTAAATAGCCCTCTACTTGATTCCTATACCAAACTCCTTTTGGATGGGCCTTAATAGTTTTCTTTTCAGAAATGGTTGGTTCCCCAGGTGCATCAACGACAGCAAATCTAATGCCATTGGTATAGTCCTCTAACCATCGGTCTTCTTCTGTCCACTTATCGGCAGTTCTGGCATTATCTTTACAAGCGTTATGGCATCCATGACCAATCTGGGAAGTATTTGTTAATTTCTCATTAACCAATAGACCCATATGTCTCAGTAATTGTTCTTTTCTTTCTTCATCCATGATTTTTGAAAATGAATAGAGTTATATCATCCTTTGGTCTAAGATGAGTTCTATTACAGAACTTCTTGGAACGATAAACAAGCAGAGGTTTAATTCGTTCCTCGTTCAAGAACGAGTCTTCAAACTCAGGAAGCTGAGCATCTGTGACACAGAACAGGAAGTATTCATTTGGTTTCAATTTATCTAAGAAGGTGGTTAGATTCTTCTGTCTCCATTCTTCTGGAGTCTTTGCCTTCTTGTACACATCATTATCATAATACTTAAATTCTTTTGAGAATCCATAACTAATATAAGCCCAATAACAGTTTCTCATTCTGTGTGCCTCAAGAACTTTAACAGAAGCCACTTATTCTCGGAATCAAGAAAAATCTTTTCTTGTTCTTCTTGAACTCCTTGCCAAGAGGTATCAGGAATATGTCCTTTTAATTCAGGTTCAGTGTCTTGAATGTAATGGGTCAATCCCATGTTGCCAGAACCAGCTCCAGCCGCGTTGGTGGAATAACACCCATGTCCTAATGAAGACAAATTTGTAAGTTGGCCGCAATATAATTTCAATCCATTATTAAAATAATACCCCCAATCCCTTAATCCCTTAAGGGCAGCATCAGACAGGTTTTCCATAATATGTTTTCAACCAATTGGAAAGATATTGATTAGCTTCAGCATCGGAAGGCATCATTTCAGGATGCCATTGGATGGCAATGCCCTTGACCTTCGGGAAATACACAAACTCAGGTTCTTCCTTAACCTCTACATCATGATCTTCATCAACGTGAACATCAGAGAGGATTTCCTTGGACTTAGCCACCATCTGATGCTCCACATTGAACGGATACATCATTTGATGATGAAGAGAGTTGACCCGGAATTCATGCCCATCAACATCCACAACCAAGTGACCTCGGCCAGCATGGTTATTACAATGTTGTATCAGGTGCCCACCAGCGAATGCACACAGCATCTGTGCCCCGCGACACACACCAATGATTGGAATCTCCAGTTCCTTGGCTTTTTTCATCAAGGACCATTCAATCATGTCTCGTCGGGAAGGTCGGTCATCAGCCCAGGTTTGCTTCGAGCGCTTCTTACCATAGAGAGAAGGGGAAATGTCCTCCCCACCCCACACAAGAAGGGTGCTATCCTTGTTTAATTCATCGGGGCTAATGATGACTTTAGCATCATCGAAAAGCCCAAAATCCATAAACGGATGAAAATCATGGAAAATAGCGGAACAAAGAACTCTCATTTCGGAAGAATACCTTTCTCAGTAACTTTTGCAAGTACAGGTTCTTGAGGAGCAGCATAAGCACGAGACACAGCTCTGCAAACGAAGACTTCAGAACCAGGAAGCTTCTTAGATAATTCTAATGCAAGGGCATTAGCTGACTCTTCATTGTCTACATAGTATGTTTCTGCACCTTCAGTGCCACGATCCACATTAAAATCAATAGACAATCTAAATGGCAGGTACACATGAACAACACCTAAACCATTATTGGTTCTGGCATTAAACCGCTCAGTATGTTGTCTACCAACATGGACAATCCATTCTTTCATTGTAGTGCCTCTAACTCTGAATGGTGATACAACTTGCAGTTTTCAATGGCAGGGATATATACCTCAATGAATCGACATTTCAAACCAACCCATTCAGCATCTTCTGCCTTCTCAACCACACCTACAATCTTCCCGTTGTACTTCGTGCCTTTGATATGCACATAATCCCCATAAGTTAATGGGATTTCGGTGAAGAACTTTTCCCATGCACGATCGAAGATAATCTCACGATGGGCATTGGACCCATGCTTGAGTTTCCTCTTCTTAAGTACATATTTAACAATCTGGTGTGTAATCATGATTGATTAGATTTAATGATAACAGCATCCTCTGGAACTTTGTGATATCTGGTGCCATCAACCCACCAGGGATTAGTTGGTGAACCAGGATACACTTGGATTAATGGGCGGATCAGAATGCATTTCGGCTTGTTATCTGCCTCATAGTCCGCGAGATAGTGAATCTCTTGGATATCATCTACTACATACATCTGGGTTTCATAGAACTTGTGGTCAACGATGTAGTTGGAAACAATATGATCCCCTCGCTTGAACCCCAGCTTCTCCAAATGCTGGTCATATTCCAACTTATTCAGCTTTTGCTTTGGGGGATCTGGAGGACGTTTCCATAATGGAGTTCCTGCCCTACTTCTCCACCATGCTTGATAATCAGGATCTTGATCCCAATCTTCCATGTCCTCAATCCTACTAGTTTGGGCTTGGATACGAGGCTTTTCTTTCCAAATCGTATGTGTAATCACTTACGAATTTCCTTCAGTAAATCCGATACACTGTTGTAATCTTCCACTGGCTCACCAAAATTGTAGATATTCACCAATCCTTTTGTATCAATAGCAATCGAAGGATAGGTGTACTTCTTACGAAGATAAGTCATGATCTCATCCATAGGGAAACATTCTCCCTGTTTCTTATGGCCTAACACAGTGCCTCGCACCATTCAGGCATATCCTCGCCTGATGCAATGTTGATTTTGCGTTCTTGAGGTCGGTCATTTTCAACCGGGTCAAGATCACGAAGCTCTGCATTAATGCAGTCCTCACAAACAACATCACCACCACACATGGAACATGCACCCGGATGATACAGAGTAATAGCAGCGTTCATCTCAATTCCCTCACAAGAAGTACTTCCACAGCCAAGCATGTTCATTCGCAACAGCCTGGGAAGCATTCCGCTCACCAGAATACATCTCTTGGCGCAGTTCAGCAATGGCTTGCGGGAGCAATGTCACCGGAATAATAGCTCCTTCCTTCTTCTGCAATTCTTCACGAGCTTTCTTTTTACAGAAAGCATCCTTCTGGGAACAGAAGGTATGGCGAAGCTCCACGTATTCCTGATCCACGGGGATCATCATAACACTGAAGCCCTTATATTGGGCCTTATTCCACCACGATTGATCGTGGTGATAACGAATCTTACGAAGCATATTTACTCCTGAATAACAGTAACGTTGTGAAGAGACCCACGTGGATTCTGCTGGATGGCAGTAATTACCTCATCCAACAATTCCTTTTCAAGGCGATTGCCTTTTACAACCTTGTAACCCCAAGGGAATTTATGAACACGGCTCCAATTATCGAAGCCAACATCACCGAACACGTCATACGTGTAACGGTCAACTTTGCGAATCAGCATTTTCTTTTTCCTTCAAAGAATCCAAAAGTTTCCGCAATGCTTCTGCATCACGGGAATAATACAAGTTGTAAATCTGTTGTTTGAATTGTTGTAGAGTTACTCCATTAGGTAGTTGAACAGTCATGAGTCACCATTTCAAAGGTGGATTTAATCATAATAGCACTTGTGCAAATGCCAACTACAATAGTCACAGCTACTATGGTTCCAAAGAAAAGACCAACGAATAGTCCTTCCCAATCAGTGGATCCATCCCATTTCTTAGGTAGTCGGATCTTCATACTCCACCCAATCAGTGAGCCATTTATAGAAATATCTGTGACCAAGGAGCCTTGTTGCTTGTTCTGAAGTATCTACCACGGAAGTCCATGGTTTTACATACGCTGGGTGCTTCATCAAGGCCACACGATACTTTTTTATCGGTGGTTTGATTCTATACTTTTGGTCAACCCAAAAAGCAGGGGCAGCGCAGCGGCCAGGTGGATCTAAATCAATCCAAGACTCACCATCCCACATCTGCACAGGGATACCATCAGCCCATGCCTTGATTATATCAGCGTGAGGATGTTTCATTCTCTTCTCCAATCATTGGGAATTCAATCCCAGACTTAGGTTTCTCTTCACTCAGCAACAGTTCAACGAATGGAACTGAGCCAAGACCGTGGATGAAATACCCAATCCCATCAAACACCAGACGAACTGTTTCGTAAGCAAAAGGAATCTTAGAAACTAAGACCCCAACAACCATAAAACCAGCACCAGCAGTCAATCGGTGATAAATGGGATGGTCTGCACCTAAAGCAACCTTACAGATATGCTTAGGGAGATTAACAATGTGAACAACTCGCCTTAAGCGAGAACTCATGGACACCTCTTTAATTCATTAGATTCCAAACAATCTAGGACCGCCTCATCTAGAGTACAACCATACCCCCAGACACCACCGGTAGCACCTGGAAAGCACGCCCATTTGGGAGGGTCTATATCGTCCCCCTCTTCATGATTGATCTCTAGTTCATAAATACGCACTAATCTACCTAATTCAGCATCAGACAGATTTGAGAGCACATTACACCTTTGTAAATCGTGGGTTAATTGGCATGCGCTCACGAATGCGCGCACGGTTTAGCTCCAGTGCTTCTGGAGTCGGTTTATAGTCATGCCAAACATCAAAGCCATCTATCTTGTAATCATCGTAAGGCCATGTGAACTTCACATTAAACCGACGCTTCACACATTCGTCATACAACTGACGGTGGCGGTGCCAGAGGTATTTCAGCTTGTCAGCGAAGAATTTAACGTGCCCAGATCCCAGCGTGTATTGTGAAGGTCGGTCATTATAGGTCGGAGCAAGCCGACCAGAGATCAGACCATTAGGAATCCGAGTAATCTCTCGGTACTCCGCAAGGAGATGTTGATCGCAGAGTTCCTCAACAGGAACTACATTAATACGGGTCATAGGATTTCCCTCCATTGTGTAGATGATACACAACAGACTCACCTATCCTTGGGTTGCATCCAAGGGTACGTTGGTGAAATAACCTATACTACTTTGCAACTAGGTTTGTGGCGCTCCCACGCCAATAACTATTCTATTTTAGAAAACTGGTCCGACCAGCAGGACTCGAACCTGCAACCTACGGATTAGAAGTCCGTTGATCTATCCATTGATCTATGGTCGGATTGGTGCTACGGGTTGGATTCGAACCAACAGCTCAAGCCTTATAAAGGACTCCGCTCTACCGTTGAGCTACCGTAGCTTGTTGGTACCCCAGGTGGGACTCGAACCCACATGCCTAACAGCGTCGGGACTTAAATCCGATGTGTCTGCCAATTCCACCACTGGGGCACGATTACAACTTGTAATTAACCCTTCCGACGTTCAATGCCGGTGTAATACTTCTTTGCTGCTGCTAATTGCATTTTATGCCGGGCTTCTGCTTCGGCATCATCGGCACTGAAATGGGATTGATGTTCTTGGTTTTCCATCTCAATACGTAGTAAATCCTCACCCATAGCTTTAACCAAATTGTCATAGACGTAATTGAATTCAGCCATGGTTACAGGCACACCATCCACAACAGCAGCTTGCGCTTTCAGTTCATCCAATGCTAATTGTGCAATGCGCCAGCCACGTGCACACAGTTCTAAGGTAGCCATAACTCACTCCTGATTACAACGTGTAATTGACGGGGTTGTGTCTTCCCAAAGACTTTGTACTGCCTTCTTTTCATCAGCCGTTACAGAAAATAAAGTGCCCTGTGGCGTTGAAGGTCGGTCATTTCCGATGGGCACCAATGCTAAGGTGCACCGATTCTCATTCATCGCATCCAAATGCATACGCGCCAATATCGGAAAGATCCGCATACGATTTGCGTATGAAATCCCACTAAATGTGTTTACCTTCATAGAGCACCTATTCTGTTTCGGAAATAGAAAAAGCCCCCGAAGGGGCTTTGTTTAAATCCTGCCGCGTTCCAAATCTGCGGCTGCGGATTCAAGCATCTTGAGTTCTAGGGATTCACCCTTTTCCCCGTCGATTTCGACGTAAACACGGGGTTCTGGAGAACCACTCGGGCGCGCCCTCAATAGGCGCAGTTTCTTTTGAGGATAGCAGCGTGTAAAAGCCCAGGTATAACGCTGGACAATGGGACCGTGAGCCAGTTGTGCCATCTTTATTTCTCCAAAAAGAAAAGCCCCAATTAAGGGGCTTGGTCATGGTTGATTATTGCTTGGCGGGAGGGGCATCGTGGGTGATGCGACGATCCTGCAGGATGCCGGCCGTGGTCATGGCATTGGCTTCTGCCTTCTTGGACTTGCGAGTCCGGCGCTCATGGCGTTGGGTCGGACCAATTTCACGGGGCTTCGGATCATTGGAGGCAGTAAGCTTGCCCTTCCAATCCTGTTCCTTCTTGGCGTCTTCGGATTGAGTCACGCCCTTGACCTTCTTTTCAGCCGCCTTGAATGCCTTGATGAGATCGTCCGCCGTGAACTTGCCCGTATTGATGTAGCGGATCGCCATCTGCACCGCCGCGTCTTCGGGAGGCGTCATCTTGCGCCCTGCCGGATTCTTGGCCGCATTGCGGGCAGCAGCGGCACCTTGCAGGAACATGCGCGCTTTCGCGATGGACTTGTGGTAACCATCACCGACGTTGAAGTCCCCGTAGTTGGCATCACACGCTTCGGCGAAACGAGAAGCTTCGGAAATGCGGACCTTGGCAACATCGAAACCCTTGCTCAAGAGTTCCAATTCACCATTCTTGACCTTGAATTCCTCGACCTTGCCTTCAGCCTTGAGGGCTTGGCATTCAGCCTTGAGCTTCTTGATCTGGTCCCGAGTGCCATCAAGGTGCTTCTTGAGGGTCAAGCGGAATTCCTTCCGCGCCTCGGTGGACATCGTGACAATGTCATTGAGATAGGACAGAAGCTTGGTGCCCTGTTCCGCAACCGTCTTCAGCAGCGCTTCCGCGACGGCAGCGCCATTGATCGTGGTACGGGTGAAAGTGCCCTTGGCTTCTTGCTTCAGGGCGGTAGCAGCGGTAGAACGTGCCATTTTGCATACTCCATGCCTAGCCCACTCCGGGCCTTGGCAAATCACCTAGAAACTGCTAGGCCAGTAGTGCGAAAGCACTGATTTACACATTGTAATCAACGTGTAAACCGCTACTTTCAGCGTTGCTTGAAGATCAAATGGAAGAAATGAGGATGCCTGCGGGCAATCTCCATCATTCCATACATGCGCTTTTTCATGTTAATGGCCCTTTCAAAGCACGATTAACAACGATTTCCCCTGTGTATTTGTTCCTTTCGTACCCAATACACTTGAATCCGAATGGAACTAACACAGCTTTTAACTCTCGCATTTCCTTAAAGGTTTTGCAAGTAATGAAACTTGTCTCATCCCCTCTGGTGATGCGGAGTTCATAGGCTATGCGCCTACCCATGATCGTTCACCCGGTCAAACTCGTCAATCGCGGAACGCAAGCCCCACGTAACAACAATGACACAGGAAGAACACACAATAATCAGGATATACATAGTATTCCTTCAGTGGACAAATTGAATAGCCCTACGTGGCTGCCTACGTTCCACCCCTCCCCACTACGGCCAGTGGATTCTAGGGGTTTGTAAGACTATTCAACCTGCCCACTAAACTAATTACAGCTTGTAATCAGTCTGTGAACAGTCAGGCGGATTACTTCACTCAAACCCGCAAAACATTACCTTCGCTTACGCTCATGGGTTTACCTGCCGGTAAACGCGTAGTGCCCATTAGTGTGACGATTTCCCCATGCGGCAGCATGCCTCCCGGCATTCTTGACACGGTTCTACCATCCTATATGGGAAGGCTAACAGCTTGTTAAAGAAACCACGGTCCCAGGATTCGCCCCTGAGCGCTGCCTCTAGACCCTTGGGGAGCCTAGCGACCGTAGACAGCGAGCAATCTCGCCATGGAACGTATTACAGCATGCCTAACAGGCTATCTGCAAGCCCTTGCCAATTGATTGTTTTAATAACTGACACAATAAAATCAATCGGACAGAGCACATTTGATAGGTTTTGTCAATACCTATTTGACAGATAATATGATTATAACAGCTTATTTTGTAACAATGTGTATTATTTTGTAACTAATTGTAACAAAAATAAAAGCCCCTTTCGGGGCTTGTCAAGCGGGGTTTACCCTTATTTGAAGAGATTCAGCAGCCGCTGCCAAAGACTAGGCTTGGTGGGGATCACCCTCTTGCAGGTGCTGGGCCTTGCCCAATTAGGTACCTCTTGCTGAACAAGCTTGAGGTTAGCAAGGTATTCAGAACGCTCCATGATGAACTCCTAACGGGTTGAGAACATCACTATTACAGCATTGTAATGGACTAAGACAGTATTAGGAAGAACCCTTACTATCGTTCAGTAATCCTTCACTCATGTCCATAGTTAACACTATGGATTAGAGCGATTTAAATAGCTTGGGGTATACCAGGGTATTAGTCCACCTGTTTTAGGCCCTCCTAGAGGCCTTTAAATGCGTTCTAGAGGTATAGGGATAATGAATAAATAAGTCTGGGGAGATTGGTGTAAGTGGTTGATTAATATTTCTGTGCATTTTCACCCTCAATAAACCATCAAAGGGCACCATTCTAAATAGGAATTATTCTCATTTACTGAACCCCATTTGAGCACATATTTGTACCAATGGAGGGATACCCTCCCATTACACTTTGTAATTTTTAATGGGATAGATGATTGAATTTTTAAGGGGGTCTTATTTTTGGAAGGGGGTGAGGGGGAAAATTTGCCTGGATGAAAAAGTGCATAACACTGCTTGTATCGCTACTAGCAATTTTTGAAAAGTCCACTTTTAGAACAAAAGACTTTAAATCGCTTTAGAGCGATTATTTTAGGCTTATCTATACCTGGGTAGCCATATACCCTAGAAAATGGATTGTAGGCTGTTTTAAGGCCCTTCCTGGGCCTATCGTCTGCATTGGGTCGCTACTCGCAGTAAGCTGCGTTGCTCCCATTGAGATTTTTAGCAGCTTTCTGCTTCAGGAAGGAAATTGTAAATTTCCGACTAGATCGCTCCCATTAGGAAGGAAGGTAACCCAATCTTAAAGGGAGTTCTCTATTAATTATTTATATAAATAAAAGACCTCTATAAAGAGGTCTTTATATAATTAATTATTGTAATAATCTTCTTCTTAAAGAAGAAGATATAATTATAAATATATAATTATTAAAATAACACACTTCGTGTGTATAAGTCAAGAGCTTTCAGCTCTTTCCTTAAAATTTTCTTTTACCCATGCATCAAGATTCGCATGGGGATAATCCCAAGCTGTCGCTCTGGGATATGGCTTGTACTCCGTTGGCTTGGACCAACGTCGCTCTGCTACCTCAAGTGAATTCTCCCATTGAGGTTTAATCTCTACATTTCCGGGGCAGTATGGCCCCTCGTCATTAATCCTGCTCATGCAGTAGGCGTTCCTGCCTACTCCTCTTTCATCCCACATTCCTGAGTCTTCCCAGACTTTCCACCAGGTTTCAAAGGTAAATTCCCATGGAATCCCACGTCTATCCGCATTAGCACGTTGTCTAATGTACTTTCCTTTTGGGGTTTGGTTGTATTCTTTTTGGTTCATAAAACTCCTTTACAAAGTTGTAATCCTAATATTTTACCACTTTTTTGGGTAAAAGTCAAGGAATATATTGACTTATACACTAATAATTTGGTATACTATATGTATACGCGCGCGAATCATCGCGCTTTTTGTATTTGCGGGCATGGTGTCAACGGCAGCATGCTGGTCTTCCAAACCGTAGGTGCGAGTTCGAGTCTCGCTGCCCGCTCCACACAATGCCAGCTTTTGGGCTAGGGGATCCTGGCCGGCTGGCTCCAAATTTTATCAGAGTTGATATGAACCTTTCAGACAAAAAACTAAAAATCACAAATCTAAATCGTCCTTCAAACAGCAAGAAAAATTACCCAATTGAGAAGAAAATTGAGGCCGTAACTCAATATCTGGCTCTTGGGAATCTTAAACAGGTTGCTGCTATTACTGGAGTAAGTTATCCTAATATCAAGCTCTGGAAGAGCCAAGATTGGTGGAAGGAATTAGAGGTTGAAATTAAGGCAGCTCGTAGGCTGCAGACTAATTCCAAGCTTTCCAAGATTGTGGATAAGGCACTTGCCACTGTAGAGGATCGTATCGAAAATGGGGATATCGTCTTCAATCGGAAGACCAATGAACTGGAAAGGATCCCTGTCTCTGCCCTCACTGCTACCAAAGTAGCCAACGACCTGATGCAACGTCAGGAAGCCTTGGAGAAAATCTCTGTGGCTGAAATTCAACAAGACAAAACACAAACAATCCAAGACCAGCTTAAATTGCTGGCAGATGAGTTCGCTAAGTTTAATACAAAGCGGACTATTAACGTACAGGCTACGGAGGTAATTGATGCCGTATATGACGAACGGAAAGAGGGATTACAAGAAGGAGAACGCCAAGTACGACTCCAAGCCCTCAGTAGTGAAGAAGAGGGAGGAGAGGAACAAGGCGAGAGCCTTGATGATGAAGAAGGGACTAGTTCATAAGGGAGATGGAAAAGACGTGGATCATATCCAACCTCTTAGTAAAGGCGGTAAAACGACTACTAAAAATCTTCGGGCTATTCCTGCTTCTAAGAATCGGTCTTATCCTAGGAATAAGGATGGCTCGATGAAAAACCTTAAATGGAAGAAATAAATGGATCTAACTGGTCTTGGTGCAGTTACTAATCTTGTAACCACCGTAATTGACAGAATCTTTCCTGATCCTGAAAAACAAGCAGAAGCTCGTTTAGAGTTACTAAAACTCCAACAAACTGGAGAACTGGAAGAACTTCATGCTGAAGTTCAATTGGCTACAAACCAATCAAACACAAATACTGAGGAAGCTAAATCTGGTAATCTTTTCATTGCTGGCTGGCGTCCTTTTATTGGTTGGGTATGTGGATCTGCTTGTGCTTGGAATTGGGTAGGGATCAGTCTTGCTAAAACTATCTGTGCTATTGCACACTATTCAATCGTACTGGAACCAGCTTCTCTCACTGAAATGCTTCCAGTCCTTCTCGGTATGCTCGGCCTTGGTGGTCTACGTACTTTTGAGAAGATCAACGGAATTAACTCAGGACACTAAAATGACAGAATTTGTACAACGTGCTCGTCAATGGCTTTCTACTGAATACCAATATGCTTCTCAAGAAATTCATAATTTCCTTGATTGGGTAGAACAAAAGCATAACAAGATTGAGGAGGCTAAGGCTCTTCTAGAAGCTAATGGATATGATGTAACTGCCAAGGTCACTCCAGGTCAACAATAATGGCTCTAACCGCTGATACTATTGCTGGTTTCAGCGGCTCTTTACTTCAGAAGAACTTCGACGGAGCCGTTGAATCTCCTGCCTGCCATATGGAATGGTGGGAATTATGTTGTGATCCTAGGTCCCCTTTAGTGGCTATTGCAGCCCCCCGTAACCATGCTAAATCCACCGCAATCAGTTTTACCTACACACTCGCTTGTCTTGTCTTCAGAGAACGACAATATGCAATTCTTGTTTCTGATACCGTGGCACAAGCAACTCAGTTCCTCGGGGATATTAAGCGGGAGTTATATGATAATGAACGTTTGCGACAGTTGTTTGGAATCAAAGAATTTATCAAAGACTCCGAAGATGACATTATTGTCGCCTGCAATGACGGGTATATGTTCCGTGTGCAGGCAAAAGGCTCCGAGCAAAAAGTTCGTGGCCTTAAGTGGAACAGTAAACGCCCAGACTTAATCGTCTGTGATGATCTAGAAAATGATGAAATCGTACTTAACAAAGATCGTAGAGAAAAGTTTAGGCATTGGTTCTACGCAGCACTCTTACCTTGTAAGTCCGTTTCCGGCATTGTTAGATACGTGGGTACCATTCTACACACCGACTCCATGCTTGAGCGTCTCATGCCTCCAATGTGGGACAAAAAGTCTACAAAACAAACAGGATTAAAGATCTGGAGTTTAAAAAAGATTAAAGGTTGGCGCTCTGTTAAGTATCGTGCACACAATGACGACTTTTCTGAGATTTTATGGCCCCAAAGATGGCCTAAAGATCGCTTGATTGAGGAGCGTCAGAGCTTTATTGACCAAGGTATTGGTGATAAATACTCTCAAGAATATCTAAATATCCCTATTGATGAGTCCATTGCATATTTAAAACGTCAAGATTTCTTGCCCATGGATGATGAAGATAGGGATAGAATCGTTAATTTTTACATTACTGCTGACTTAGCAGTATCAGAGGCTGATAGAGCTGATTATTCTGTGTTTCTAGTGGCTGGAGTGGATGAAAATCGTAAAATCCATGTAGTTGATGTAATCCGAGAGAGGTTAGACGGACGAGAAATCGTTGATACCATCCTTGCTTTAGAGAGAAGTTATCAACCACAAGCTATTGGCATTGAAGAAATGCAGGTGTCCAAAGCGATTGGACCTTTCCTTCGTGAAGAAATGTTGAAAACCAACACATTTCCAAGCATTGAGATGCTAAAACATGGAGGAAAAGATAAGATTGCTCGTGGCCGTTCTATTCAGGCCAGAATGAGAGCCCATGCTGTCAAATTTGACAAAGATGGTGATTGGTATGATGAATTTGAGGAAGAGTGTTGCACCTTTCCTAGAGGTCGTCATGATGACCAGTTCGATGCTTTCGCTTATCTTGGTATGATGCTAGACAAACTAATCGAAGCTCCCACTAGGGAGGAAATTGAGGAAGAAGAATACTACGATGAACGAGACAGAAACCTTGGAGAATCAGGAAGATCAGTATGGACCGGATACTGATTCCCAATCAGAACCAGAAGACAAGCTTCGGTCTCAAATTGAGCAAATTAATATTGCTGAAGAACTGGATGATGAAGAGCTAAAAGAGATTTCCAGACAGTGTAAAGATGGTTTTGAATATGATCTACAAAGTAGATCAGAATGGGAAGACAATCTTGATAGTTGGACTAAGTTGGCTCTACAAGTTAAAGAAGAAAAAACATTCCCATGGGTTAATGCTTCAAATGTGAAGTATCCTCTATTATCAACTGCAGCTATGCAGTTTAATGCCCGAGCATATCCCTCATTAGTTCCTGCTAATGGAGAGATCGTAAATGTAGAGGTTATTGGAAAAGACCCTCAAGGAATGCGTTCAGGAAAAGCAGAGCGTATCTCTACTTTTATGTCCTACCAACTTCTCAATGATATGGAAAATTGGGAAGATGATATGGACAAGTTACTTGTTATGCTCCCTATTATTGGAACTGTCTTTAAAAAGACATACTACTCCGGTTTAAAGAAAAAAATTATTTCAGAACTTATTCTTCCAAAGAATATTGTTGTGAATTATTGGGCAAAATCTCTAGACACTGCTGAACGAATCTCTGAAATTATTCAAATGAGTAAGAGACGTTTGAAAGAAAAGCAAATGTCTGAGGAATTCCTAGATATTGATCTGGGAGATCCACAACCCCGAGAAGGTAAGATTGATGAGACAACTCCATATGAGTTAATTGAACAACATACTTTCTACGATCTGGATCATGATGGATATTCTGAGCCTTATGTAGTTACTTTTGAGCGTCATAGTGGTAAAGTTTTGAGAATTATTGCTAGATATGACGAAAAGGGAATTCAACAAAATGACAAAGGCAAGCTCCAAAAGATCGAACCTATCCAGTATTACACCAAATTTTCTTTTATTCCTAATCCTGATGGTGGTTTCTATGATATGGGGTTCGGTCTCTTACTGGCTCCATTAAATGAATCAGTAAACACCATCATCAACCAGTTAATTGATGCTGGCACTATTTCAAACCTACAAGGGGGTTTCTTAGGTAAGGGTCTGAAGTTAAAAATGGGTGAATCTCGGTTCACTCCAGGTGAGTGGAAGACTGTTAATTCTACTTCAGATGATTTAAGAAAACAAGTAATTCCACTTCCTGTGAAAGAACCTTCAAATGTTCTTTTCCAATTAATGGGTACTCTTGTTACCTCAGGTAAGGAACTTGCTTCAGTAGCTGAAATTTTCGTTGGTAAAATGCCTGGGCAGAATACTCCAGCAACCACCACAATGGCTACTATTGAACAAGGTATGAAGGTTTTCACTGCGGTTTACAAGCGTGTATATCGTAGTTTGAAATCAGAATTTAAGAAAATCTTTGAACTTAATAACAATTATTTGGATATGCAAGAGTATCAAATGGTTGTTAATGAACCTCTTAGTAGAGATGATTTTAACCCAGATCAATATGATGTTTGTCCAAGTGCTGATCCTAGTATCGCCACACAAACTGAGAAATTGATGAAGGCACAGGGCCTAATGGAACTAATGCAATTAGGTACTCTAGATCCTGTGGAAGTTACTAGAAGAATTCTGGATGCACAAGAACAATCCAATGCGGATAAACTATTACATCCTGTAATTCAACAAACGGGGCAGATGCCCCAACAACCAGATCCAAAGACCATGGAACTGCAGATGAAGGGTCAACTGGATCAACAGAAGTTTCAACTTCAACAGCAACATGATGCGTTCAAGTCGCAGTTAGAAGAAAGAGATCAACTGTTTAAACATCAGATGGAAGCACAGAAGCAAGCTATGGAAGCCCAGCATGAGCAAGTAATGACTACTGTTAGGGCTGCTGCAGAGTATCATGCGAATCAAGCAAAGATTCAAGGTGAGGCAATGCGACATAACCAAGCTATGCAACATGCAGACCAACAACACAACCAACAGATGCGTCACCAAGAGGAGGCCGGAAAATTAAAGATTCAGCAACAAAAGAGTGGTTCAAAGACTGGCAAGAGCACAAAATAACTCGTCTTATTTTTGAAGAGTTTCTAGCTAGAAAGCAAGCCATTACAGAAGTTTTACAAGCCGAAGCAGGCAAAGATCCTTTACAAGATCGTTACCATAGTGGATATATCGCTGCTATTAATGATCTAATTAATGCAGATTTAGAGGAGGCTCTAGAGTGATTAAAGTGTGTGGACATAGGCTTTTAGTAAAGCCAATTCTGCTTGAGGAGACAGATGATGTTCTCAAATCAGCAAAGCTAGCTGGGATTGAGATCATTCGTGATGATGTTAAACGAGAAGCAGAGAGTGTGGATCAAGGTGTGGTAGTTCAGATTGGAACCACCGCCTGGAAAGATTTCAATAGTGATCCTTGGTGTGATGTTGGAGACAAGATCGTGTACGCCAAGTATGCTGGAAAACTGATTATTGATCCTGACACGAAAGAAAAATATGTTGCCTTAAACGATGAAGACGTTGTGGCTATTGTAGGAGAATCCACATGAGTACAGAGAATCAAGCCCAAGAAGGCCATAACCAAGAACAAGAACAGCAACTATCCCCAATTGAACAGAAGGCCCTAGATCAAGGCTGGAAGCCAAAGGATCAATTTGAAGGGGCTGAAGAAGATTTCATTGATGCTGCTGAGTTTGTTCGTCGCGGTGAACTATTTCAAAAGATTGAAAAGCAATCCCGCGAGGTTAAGCAACTTCGGGAAGCTCTAGAAGCACTGAAAGTGCACCACAACAAAGTAAAGGAAAGTGAATACGCCCGAGCTTTGAAGGCTGTAGAAGCTGAACGCCGAAAGGCATTTGAATCTGGAGATACCGACAGGTTCTTTGAATTAGAAAGCCAAATTGATGCTATCAAGGAAGAAAAAGCAGCAGTAGAGGCTGATTCAAAGGCTCCTGTAGTTCCTCAAGTCCCACCAGCACTTGAGTCCTGGATGGATACTAATACTTGGTACCAGAAGGATCGTGCTATGACTGCATTTGCAGATCAACTTGGACGTGAACTCCATGCTAAGGGTTTGGGACTGGAACAAGCCTTAGAAAAGATTGACGCAGAAGTGCGTAAAGAATTCCCCCATAAGTTTGAGCGTAAGAGACCACCGAGTCCTGAAGGCTCAAGCCGACAAGGTGAAAGTTCTCGGAGAAGTACTAATGTATCTCTCTCCGATGAGGAAAGAGCTATTATGCGAAAGATCGTACAGAGCGGCGCCATGACTGAAGCCGAATATATTGCAGAATTAAAGCGAGTCAAAGGAGTTTAAACCATGACCCCAAAAGAACCAATCGCAAAGAGCCCAAGAGGGCGGACTAATCGTACTCGTATTGGACAACGTAATATCCTCACAGTTGAGGGAAAAGATCCTGCTTTTGAGTATCGAATTGTGAATGATGAAGGCGATCGAATCGCCCAATTTGAGGATGCTGGGTATGAACTTGTTGAGGCCGCTGATGTGCGTGTCGGAGATAAGAGAGTATCTAAGGCGACCTCTGAAGGCTCTAAAGCTCAAGTGGCTGTAGGTGGTGGACGTAAGGCTTATGTGATGCGTATTCGTAGAGAATGGTATCAAGAAGACCAAGCTGCCAAGCAGGCAAAACTTGATTCAGTAGAGCAGACTATGAAACAGGAAGCTCTTAATGGAACTTATGGGAAACTTGAAATCAAACGAGATTGACCCTTATGTCTCCATTAAACTAACTTAATGGAGATTTTATGTCAAATGTAAGTCGTGTAAATGGCTTTCGCCCTGTGAAGCACCTTAATGGTTCTCCATATAATGGGCAATCAAATATGTATTATGTTCCAGCAACTGATGGTACTGCCATCTATGTTGGTGACGCAGTAAAGAAGGCAGCTACTTCTGATTCCAATGGTGTTCCTGCCGTTACTAAGGCATCAGTTGGAGATGCTATTATTGGTATTGTTGTTGGTATTGGTAATACACCCACTGCCAACTTCTATGCTAATCTGAACACTCCCGTGTATCGTGCGGCTTCCACCGCTGGTTATCTTCTTGTTTGTGATGCAGTTGATGTTGTCTATGAAGTTCAAACTTCAAATGGCACCCTAGCTGCTGCAGACACGCAAAAGAACATTAACCATGCAGACGCGGGCGGTTCAGCTACCACTGGTCTTTCAGGTGAAACTGTAGACGTTGGTACCAAGGCTACTACTGCTACCCTGACTTTTAAGCTGCAAGGCTTTAGTCAACGTGTAGACAATGATCCTGCCAGTGCATCTGGTAAGGTCCTTGTTTCGATCAATAACCATCAGCTAGCCAGCGGAACTGGCACTGCTGGTGTCTAATTAGGAGGGACAGTAGATGTCTATTATCAATAGTTCCAGTTTTGCAAAAGCCCTATGGCCTGGCGTTAATGCCTGGTATGGTAAGGCTTATTCAGAATATCCAGTAGAGTACACTAAGCTCTTCGACACCTACAAGTCAAATCGTGCATTTGAAGAAGATGTTGGTGTGACCAGCTTTGGACTAGCAATCCAAAAGGCTGAAGGTGCTCCAATTCAGTATGACTCTGAGCGTCAGGCTTTCATCACTCGCTATAGCCATGTAGTGTATGCCCTTGGCTTCGTCATCACCCGTGAAATCATGGAAGATGATCTTTATGATGTTGTTGGTCAGCGTAAGGCCCAAGGTCTTGCCTTCTCAATGCGTCAGACCAAAGAAGTGATCGCCGCGAACGTTTATAACCGTGCCTTTAATTCCAGCTATGTTGGTGGTGATGGTGTCAGCATGATTAATGCTTCCCATCCTAACTTTGCTGGTGGTACTTGGTCTAACCAGATTGGTACTGCCTCAGACCTGTCAGAAGCTGCTCTTGAACAGGCAGTTATTGATATTGGTGGATTCACCAATGATCGTGGCCTGCTAATCTCAGTTCGTCCAAAGACTCTAATTATTCCTCGTCAACTAACCTTTGAAGCAAAGCGTATCCTTGGTTCTTCAGGCCGTCCTGGAACTGACAACAATGATACCAATGCTCTAAAGGATATGGGCCTGTTCTCAGATGTGGTTGTTAATCACTATCTGACTGACACTGATGCTTGGTTCATCCGTACTGATGTACCTAATGGTATGAAGTACTGGGAGCGCCGTGGTGATTCCTTCGATATGGACAACGACTTCGACACCGAGAACGCTAAGTTCAAGGCTACCGCTCGTTATTCATTCGGTTGGACTGATCCTCGTGCAGTCTACGGTTCTGCTGGAGCCTAATAACCTAAGGGGCTGGTAACGGCCCCTATTTTAAGGAGAAATTATGGGTTTCAAAGCAACTGACTTTGCTCCAATTAGTTCTACAGGACCGACGGCACTTATCCCGGCAGCTAAAGATGTTGTGTGCAAGGCTTTTTCAGTAGCACGTACTGACACTACTGCTGCTCTGAAATGTGTTCTTCCAGCAGATGCTTCAATTATCGCGATCTATATTGCTGGTACTGCAAGTGATGCTGGTACTTCTGCAACTATTAGTCTTGGAACTACAACTACTTCTAACGAATTAGTTAATGCTCAAGATGTGAAAGGTGCTGGTACTTATATTCGTCCAACTATTGTTGGAACTGCTGTGATGCAGACTGAAAATCTTCCACTAGGTTCAGATATCCAAATTTATGCTAAATATGCTGAATCTGGAACTGCTTCCACTGTGGGATCTTGGAAGGTCGTAGTAGAGTACGTTCGTTAATACAGAGGGGGCGGTGAGTCCCCTCTATCTCTTGGGGAGATACTATGTCAGGAAATGTATGGGTCAAATCTGGTAAGGTTTACAATCTTTTTCCAGAGCCCGGGGTTACTTCTACTACCACTGGTTCAGGGGTTTATAAGGATTCTCCGTATTCAACTTTTCAAGCAACAGTTACAGGCACTGGTACTGTAAGTGCAACTGTTGTTATCGATGTCTCTAATGATGGCACCAATTGGGTTGCTACTTCATTAGGGACTATTACTCTTTCTGGAACCACATCTTCTTCAGATGGGTTTGCTACAACTGCTTCATGGAAGTATGTTAGAGCCAGAGTAACTGCTATTAGTGGTACTGGAGCCACTGTTCAAGTGTACATGGGAGTTTAAGTATGAGTGTATCTACTAACTCTGGTGTAACTGGTATTGGTGGCGGAAGTGGTAGTTCTATTACTGTTCAAGCACCTTATGCTACAGGAAATGCCACCACAGATTCCCTCGCTCTGCAATCTATGGCTGCCAATGCTCCAGCTGGGGCTATTATTGAGTTTCCTTCAAATCAACTTTATGTGGTTTATCCAGGAATGGTTGTGCCAAAAGCTGGTCAAATTTGGAAACTAAATGGCTCTACTTTACAGAGAGCCAATCAGATTACTACTACACTTAATGCTCAATTAAATAATGGAGCATTATTTATTACCATTCCAGCCGCTGATATTAATAAATTTATGGTAGGAATGGGGGTTGGTGTTGGAACTTCAGACAGATCCACTGGATGGACTGCTATTTGGTACCCAATTATTAGTATTGATACTAATAATAATAGACTGTATCTTGCTGATCCTAGCTCAAATTGGACTTCGATTACATTAGTTAATTCTGCAGGAGCGGTGGCGAGTCTACCAATTGGCACTCCGGTATACACTTGTGGAGCAGTATTTGGCACCAGAGGGACGTATAAACAAGCCAGCACAGATACTTATATTTTACCCATTGATCCAACTAGTCTACAAAATACTGGTTTAATTGTTGCTGGCGCCACTATTACTGGTGGAACCACTGGGGATACTGCTGTTGTCGTTAGCTATGCTAAGGATCGTATTTATGTTACTAATCCTCAGCATTCAGCTGCATTTAATGTTTCTTCTTTTACTTGTAGTGAGACGCTGACAATTAGTGGAACTACAGTAGCCACTACATTTGCACAGTATGAGCCAAGTGGAAATGGCTCTGTTGCGACTCAACCAAGGGGACTTGGTTCTTATCCATTTAAGGGATTAGTACTTGAAAAAGCAGTCTTTGACGGAAACAAGCAAAACCAAACAGCCACTATGCGTTGGGAACACATGACTGAGATTGATTGGGTAGCATGTGATAGTTTGGTCTCAGATGTATTTATCAAGAACTCTGCCGGAGAAGGAATGCTTGTCGGTGGGTGGGACGGTCATATTCGCAATTTCAAGGCTGAAGACCTGCAGGGCAATGGCCTGCACTTCGGGGATGTGGATACCGTCACTGGATGCTGGAATTGGACAGTTACTGGTGTGAACATCAATGGTGCCGCCAAAGATTCTGGTATGGGCCATAATGATGGTTGTATTACTTACTCAAATAACACACGTAATATTAGAGGAAGTGATTTCCTACTGTCTAATGCTGGTGGTACAGGTAACGTTAATGGTGTTGGTATCGGCGGTATCAATAGTTATGATAATTCAGAAACTTCCTGGACTAATGGAAAGATTGACAACTGTGTTGGGGGTGCGTTTACTGTTGCTACCCCGACGGTGGATCCTCGTGACCCGGCTACTAAGTGGTCTGTTATTTATGATGTTCACTTCTCTCATATCCAAGTTACAAATTGTGGTAAAGCAAGTAACTCAAATATTACACAATTTGGTGGAAGTTATTCTGGAGATAATGCCGCACAAAGTATTATCCAAGATTGCTCCTTAGTTGACATTAATTTCTATGAAACTATTGCTAACTATGGGCCAATGAAACGATGCAAGCTCATTGGTGTTCGTCACTACAGTTCTACTGGATTTGGTACTTTCTCAGCAGCTACTATTCGTGGAATGATTGATTCTACCACTGAAATTGAAGTTACTGATGATACTACAGGAAGTGGAGCCAATGGATTGATTAAATATGGTGGAACCCAATGGGATAATTTCATCTTAAGAAATACGGCTCGTGGTGGTAACTATGGGTTCAATTGGGCTCAATTAGGAGCCACTTCCACTGGAACTACTGTATTCCGTAATGGTAAGTGTGAGGATCGTGCAATCGATTCCTATACTCAAGGCTTCTTTATTGCTCCTGGACAAAACTTTGCTGGAATGCAGTATGGGGATTGTGATTTTGATATCTCACTAGATGTGAATCGTTGGTCTCCACCAACTGGTTTTATTGGAATTCAGGTGTTCAATCCTACCACTAAAACCAATCCAGGATGGTTAAACTTCTTCAAGCCTAGGGGAAATATTAGTTATATTATTTCTTCTGCTGGCACAGGTGGTATTGTTAACTATACTGTAACCAATGGTTCAGTAACTGGAGCTACAACTAATACTAATGGCAGTGGATATACAGCAGGAACCTATTATCTGTGTATTCAAAATGCAGTGGGTAAGCCCGCTGTGGTGAAATGTGTTCTATCTGGCACTGATCTCTCAACGGCAACTTATACTGTTGTAGAAGGTGGAACTAATTTCTCTGCTAATGGAACTCAAGCATTTGCGTTCGTTGGTCCTCAAATCTTTCAGATGAACAGTGGTCAACAGAATGTTAAAATCTTTGATCCATGCTTTAACACTGGCGGAAATAGAGCCCCATTCTCATGGGGTGCTACTCAAACCAGAGTCACAGTATTTGGTGGCTGGTATGATAGTGGTGCAATCTCTGTCCCAGCCTCTGGAAGTGCTGTATTCCTTCGTGGCTATACACCAAACTCTAGAAGCAGAACCTCAGTAACTCCAGCATCATCTGGTTCTGGATTCGTAGTTAACACTCTTCCAGATAATACAACTATTGTGGTCACAGGTGGAACAGTTACAAACGTAGAAGTAAGTTTTAATGGAGGCGGTACATTCGACTCTATTGCATCAAGTACATCTACTCCAGTAATCTTCCATGCACCACCTAACGCACAATTAAGACTTACTTACACAGTCGCTCCGACAGTTCTTCGCTTCGGTGCATAATCATAAAGGCAGTAACATATGAGACAATTACCAGCGATTATTACTTTTTTCTCGGAGATTGGGGGATTTGTTGATCCACATCCATTAGTATCACCACATGGACCAGGCTATTGTTATACCACTCCAACTAATACAGTTTTAGATGGAGATCAAGGAATTCAAAAGCCTGGTAATGGGTTGTTTGATATCTGCCTTTCAGCAGATAAAGGACCAAATGGAGAATCTGTAAGTGGCTATGTGTATGTAGAGTTGTATGCTCTAAATGCATTCTCAGCTGTATCTGGAGACCCAACAAAGGCCGCAGGATATAGACAGGTTGCTCTACGGAAAGTTCAAATCAATTCAGATGGGATCACACATTATCATGCATTAAAGCCAGGAGATCCAAGTACATCTCTTACAGGGGAGGAATTAGCTCAATTAGCTGTTCCTGCATATACTGTCGGAGGTGTCCGTACTGGTGGAATTACATTAGGGATTCGCATGTGGAATGATCCACAATGCCCAAATGCAACTACGCTAAAGGTAGTTCAATACTCAGCTAAACTCAGTGTGGGTCCTTAATGGATAACGTGCATGTGTACATCGCCATCGCCTCCCTTAGTTTTAATGCTCTGTTAAGTATTGCCATGTATTATATGAAACTAGCACATGACAATACTAAAGAGAATATGAAGCGCATCGAACAAGAAGTCAAGGAAGTCAGAGATACTGCCTTTAAAAAGGAAGATTTCAAAGATTTTCGAGATGAACTGTGGAAGCGTTTAGACAAGTTTGAGGAAAAAGTAGAGGCTCGTCTTAGTAAATGAAAACTTGGTTTAAATCCGGGAGCTGGAATGCCGTTTGTGACGTTTGTGGCTTCCGGTTTAAATCGGATCAAATGAAACGTCGTTG